GAAGAGTTTTGTCTAATCTGAAACCAGATTGGAGCAAGTACCAAAGTTATGAGAACATTCCAAACAATGTAAGGTGACACCATTTCCACGTTAGTCTACCTGTGGTAATTCGCCAAGAGGTCTTGTGTATACTGGGTCTGATTCTGTACCAGTATTTGTGTACTCGTATAAAGCTATCAAAGCATCTACGTCTGCAGCGTTAGTTATCTGTGTACACATAGCGTTAGCCTTAGTTCTTACTGCAGCTCTTTTAGTTGTAATAGAACTAGGTACTGCTGTACCCCCTTCTGCAGCTCTAACCACCATCCAGTCTGTAGGTTGTAGTATACCACCGGCTTGTGCGTTGATAGTATCTATATGACCTTGACGGATACCGGGTTGCTTTACATCACCTTCTGTACCAAGACCATCGGTTTCATCTTGAGCTGTAAAGAGTACATCGTCTAAGGGTAAAGCTGTAGCTGTACCATAAGAAGCTGTTACAACGCCATCTGCAAAGTCAAAGCTTTGATTGGTGTTGATGTAATACTTTTCATCTTTTAAGTTTGTGTTGTCGATAACGATTTCATAAATCCCTATAGCTTCTAGTTCTGAAGCTGTCCAAAGCATAAAGATATTGCTAGGGTAATTAACTTCTCCTACGGTTATACCTTTAGGTCTTGTAAAGACTTGTGTTACGTTATCTGATTCTACTAAAGCCCACATAATTTACCTCGCTGTTGTTGGGATTCCTGTTGATGTTACGAATGGATTTTCTGCAAATGCCATGTAGATGAATGTTCCACCCGATTGATTAAAAGAACCTGCTGTTCCTCTAATTTTTACACCATTTGAAAGTATATCTAAATAAGTTGTTGCTGTATCTTCTGCATCAGCAGCATCTGGAGCTAGTCTATAATTATCATCATTATATCCTGCTCTTTTGTTATCAAATAATCTCCACCCATCAGCACCACTTGTTTTTTTAAGTAAGAAAAAAGCAGGTTTGAAGCCTGTATAGATAAATGGACCATTTGCATTTCCATTGCCGACATAACTACCAAATTTGCTGTAGCCTTGTTTTTCTGCGAAGCAGTAGGCTATATAATTATGCCCTTGAAAATTTACAGAAGCATTTTGTGCAATTGTTATAACTGAACTTGTCGGTGCTGTATTAGCCCAAAAAGTACTTTCTGCTGCTTCTGCGTTTGTAAGATTTAATTTTAAATTACGATTTGCAGCAGGTGCGGTTAAACTTTTATGATATACACCCCAGTTTCTTGAACCATCCCTAGTTTTTACAATAATCACATCAGGAGTTACACCCAAACCATGCCCTATTGTAAAATTAGTGATAGGGTCAGGGCAGGTATAACCAACGATGCTAAATCCAGCATCAGTATTAGCTTGTACTGTCGTATTTATAGAACCATCTGTATTTGTACTAGTCGTACCACCATTAGCTTTCCAACCCCAAGAAACTAATGTATTTCCGTTTGAGTTTGTATTTCCAGCAGTGCCAACTGTAAAACCATCGCTATCAAAAGATTTTAAAAGCGTAGCATTTGTTGTCTCAGCAGCAGTAGTATTACTTCTTACATATTTACTAGTTCCTCTATTGCTGTCAAATAAAACATGGTTACCTGTAGTGCTTCGTAACTTAAACCAAAGAAAGTCAGGTTGCATATCGCTGTTACCATCATAAGTAATGGCTGTATTATCAGTGCCATTACCAGTATAAGTAGCAACTTGAAAATATGCAGATGGGTCGTCTATATTTGTATAAGCCATTATCCGTACTCCGCTAAGTTTTTAGTGCATAAGGCGTAGTAGCCTGATGGTGGTGCGTATTTAAAATCTCCATAACCATTTGCATCAGAGTTTCCACCACTTAAATTTGATATGAATGGATTACCAAAATTGTGCCATGTATTATCACTAGCACTATTTGCTAACATATAAAAAGGCACTACTGAATCTGAACTTGCAAAAGTACCAACTGACCTGTCAGTATTATTAGCAGAAGTCCCTGGTACTGAATTATTAATGCGAATAGTCATTTCATAAGGACTAACATCACAGTTTAAAGAAATGCTCCAAATATCTCCTGCAGTATAACCAGTAAAACCTGTGTTATAAGCAACCGAAGATGCGGTGGTTGATGTTTGAGTATAAAAAGCGTTGTCTCCTGTATACCACGATGAACCTGCATCTGAAGCTGGGTCAGCACTATTACCTTGTTGAACATCTGCTCGGATTACTCCCCATTTCCAATAGTTAGTACCAGAAAAAGATGTGGTAACACCTTCCCAATACCATTTGCCTGAACTTACAGCAAAAGTACCTACAGATGCATTGTTTTCACCTGTATTCGGTCCTCTTGTACCACCTTCTGTTAAAGCCCATATAGAAAAGTTGTTGTCTACTAAAGCATTAATTGTACAAAAATTATTAGTCGGTGTGTCAGTTGCGTGGTCAGCTGCATTTAAATTTGCATCAGAAAAATTATTATTATTACCACTAGTATCTTTTCCAGCTGAAGTATTGTCTTCAAAGTCTAAATAAAAACCATTAGTACCATAAGAGCCTGTATAGGCTTTAGGCTTCCATATACCACTATCTCCGTCATATTGACCAAAGTCTGTTGATGCTAATTGAGAGCCATCTATATGATGAGCTTCGGCTATATAACCTGCAAATTCTAGATTAGAAACATTACTTAAATATCCAACATTCATTGCCTTACTAGCTGTATTAATACCAATACAATCTTGATTTTGATTTGGGTAATCTCCTGTTAATGTTATTTGCTCTCCATTTATATAAACTTTAACTCTATTTGCTGTAGTTCCATCGGTTGTATCAACTGCCAATACCATATGATACCAAGCCGATGTATCTCTAAATACCATATTGCTTACTAAAATTTTACCAGTTCCTGTTGTAACAAATCTTAGCTCTAATGTATCGTCTGTTTTAAATCTAAATAATGCATGATTACTAGCATCAGTATAAGAACCAAAAAGAGTATTAATTTGATTTGATATTTCTGTTCTTTTAAACCAACAACTAAAAGTAAAAGTATCGGTGTTAGTTGTTGATGATGGCGTAAAATATAATCCTTCATCATTAGCGGGTTCAATTTTTATAGAGTTAGCAATCTCATACTCACCAGTAGATATGCTTCCACGATTAGCTGTGCGTTGTAATACTTCCATAGATTATTAAGTTTGTGCCATGTTTTGAACTCTGCCAATTTCTTGCCAGACAGAACCATTGTATCTAAAACTAAAAATGTCTGTCTTGTTAGCTGTAGCAGTAACTGTGGGTGCTGTACTAGCTGCAAATTCAAAGACTGTATTCCAAGCAACTGTTCTAGCTGTACTACCTTGTGCTATCTCTACAGAAATAATTGCACCTTCTACAGCATTACTAGGTGCTGAGAAAGTCGTATTTTCTGTGGTTGCATGATAGGCATTGGCTGCTGCTGTTGCATCCCAAGCTACTGCGTTAGAGCTTGAGGTTAATGCTACTTGTGTAATGTTTGCTGAAGTAGATGCTGTAATTTGAGTTGTTGGTGATGCTGTTCCGATACCGACTTTATCTGTACCGCCATTAACAAACAGCATATTAGCGTTGCCATTTGATTCAACACGAAAATCTAAGTCAACAGAATCTTCATTAAATACTGTTTCTGTTCCAAGAAGTGTCATTCTTTCTCTTTCAGTTCCAGCAACCAGTGTCTTATGACTTAGTTTCATATCTTCTGTGCCATCAGAAGCATCTTGAATTGCAGCTTTTATAACCCCATAATTTACTTTTTGGTCAGCATCATTTTCGCCTTGAAAATATAACTGAGCTAAAACGTCATTATCAGCAGGACTAGCCGAGTTTCTATAAAAAGACATAATCGGACCTTCACTAGCATCAGCATCCGTACATATTAAAGATAAAGCTTCGCTGTTGTCATTAACAGTAATAGTTGCTCCATCAGAAGAAGTTATACTGCCATCTACTTGTAGCGTAGAAGCCATATTTACAGCACCATCTATATCTACAGCATCTAAGTTAGCTGTACCATTAACATCAATAGAACCTTCTAGGTCTATGTCACCATTAACAATAAGATCATCTGTTACTGTTAAATCATCTTGTACTTTTAAATCTAAGACTGAAAGACTGGCAAAAGCATCAACAACTGCTGCTCCAGAACCAGCTCCGTCTAAATAAACTGCTTTTGTGTCTCCTGGAGGTATGGTTATATTAGCTCCTGAGCCTTGTGAAATAATAATGTTTTGAGAACCACTTGTTCCATTTTCTATAAACTGCATACGCTTCATAGTATTAGGAGCAATCGTAATAGTACAAGCTGAATCTAATGTGCCTGTATATTTTAAATACATCGAACGACCTGCATCAGAACTTCCGTCTGCTACTGTCGTTGTGTGTGTATCTGCGTTGGTTGTAATAGCTTCAGTGCCAAAGCCTAAAGCCTCCCCGATAAGCTCGAGGTTGGTGTTGGTTGTTGTTCCCCAAGTTCCACTGGCGTCACCAGTAGCCATCTCATTAAGTCTTAGGTTGTTTACGTATGTACTCGCCATGTTTTATATCTCCGTACTTTCTTGATTGTATATGGTTTTTATCAAAATGTTAAGCAACTTCTTGCCAGTTAGTCGTTACTCCTGGAACTATTTCACCCCAGATAAGAACTAAATTAATTTCACCTGTTCCAACAACGGTTGTTGGATAGATATTAGCGTCTCCTGTTGTTTCTTGTAAAACACCTAATGCCGACGTTGCACTAAGTCCTGTAATACCAAATCGGTTATCTGTAATTGTTGATACACTATTTAATGCAGAAGTACCTGCTAAACCAGTGGGGGATACGTTAGCAACACCTGTTACGGTTTCGTTACCTAAAGCACTAGTTCCAGCAACGCCAGAACTAATAACAACTTCTGCAGTACCTGTTGCAGTTTCAGTTCCTAATTGAGAAGTTCCTGATATTCCAGTAACCCCCGTAAGAGCAACACCTGTAGCGGTGGCTGTGCCCACTGCTCCTGTAGCCGCAACTCCTGTTTCAGCAATAAGTGCTGAACCTTTACCTGTAACAGAACCTAAAGCAGAAGTACCCGCTAGTCCTGTTTCGGTAATATTTGCATCACCTGTAACTGTTTCTGAGCCTAACGCAGAAGTACCTGCAACTCCTGTAAGAGCAACAGGTGCAGGTTCACCGAAGGCTCCTTCGCCCCAAGTGCCTCTGCCCCAGCCAGTGATACTAGCCATAAGCTAATTTACGCTATTCTAATAATCGCGTTTGATGCGTCGGCTGTTGGAAATGTTATAGTAAAACTACCTGCTGTAGATGTTTTATCTCCGCCAAAATCAAACACAGCAACTGCTGGATCGCCTGAAGCTGTATCATTATAAATCATACATCCTCTTGCAGTAATTGTAGCTGTACCAAAAGTTAAGTCAGCAAAATCAGTAAACGCTGTTGTTCCTGAAGATGTTGGATTAACATTGGTTAATGCCGCACCACCTGAAGTATAATTTGTTCCAGATGCTTGGTTTGTTGTTGTAAATGCAGTTGTTGCTGCACTCATTGTTGCTGAGCTTGTGTATAAAGCTAGTTTGAAAGAATTACCACCAGAAGCAAGAAAATTATGTTTCCCTTCTAATAGTTCCTTTTTAAAGCTAGTACACATTGCTTGTGTTATCGCCATTATAGTCTCCTGATAATATTAGCTAAGTCTTTTTGACCTTGCTGTTCTAATTGATTACATATTGTACACATATGGTTTTTTATCGCCTCTTGCATATAATACATAACTATCTTTTTACACGCATCTCTAAATGCATGAGCTTGTGCCCTTATGGGTGCAGGAGCTGTATCGCTCACAGAAATTATTTTATTAACCGCCATTTCAGAAACTTCATCGACACTAAGTCCTCTGTTATCTGTGGTGGTTACGCCTAAACTACCTACTTCTAAATCTGATCTTAAAGAAAACATATTAATACTCTTTCGGTTCTACAGGATTTAATTCTTTTAAATCATGTCTATTAATAATCCCTACAGGTTTGTTTTCTGGTTCCATCTGTACTTCAGATAGTTTACAAACACTCATGTCTTTACCGTCTTGGTAAACAATCTTAGGATCATCAAGTCTATGATAACCGTATAGTTTCTCATGTAAAGGAATATCCATGTCTAACAAAGTTGATCTAGGAGCAACTTCAATTTGCATTCCTGCATCAATACATTTAGATAACCAAAACTCAGTGCATGATCTACCTGCTTCTGCAAAATGCATATTGCTTCTATAAGTAAAATCTATTCCAAATAAAGAAATTTTACCAACCTTACTCCATAAAGCAAAAGCTATAGCGTAAGGAATAGTATTATTAAAATAAGAACAACCTAAATCATGTACAATTAATTCTATAGGGTACTCAACTGCGGCAGGAACTCTATCATCTAATTCACAGGTGTAAATAGGAAAATTACATTTAGGTAATTTTTTCCTCATCATAGAAGTCATACTTCCTGCATCTTCGGTATCTAAAAACCGACTCATCGGGTCTAGTATAAAAGCTTTATCAATATTGGGTAAAACACCAATCATTGCGTTTATAGCCCAAACTTCATCAAACTCTACACTATGTGTTTGCGAAAGGTGAAAATCTATTTGGCTTTGCCCCATAGCAACGATTGCAACGTTTTTACCCTCTAGTTCCTTCATGCTTGTGGTTGTATTTTAAGTTGATCGTTTCGAGCTTCATCTCTAACGTCTTTATATTCACCAAGAACTTTAAGTAAGGCTAAAGCTTCTTGAAATTTTTGTTCGTATAACATAATAGTATCAGGAGCTTCTTTCATAAACACTGCACCTTCTACTAAGGCTCCGTATAACATAGCATTAGGGGCATTATCGGAAAGCCAAGTTTGTTCGCTTGATTGCATACTTGTTAAAGATGCGGGTCTATAGTTGTAATGAAGTTCAAAATCTAATGTAGCGTTAGGTGTGGGGGCTAGTAAAAAAGTATTGTCATCAAACTGAGAATAATATAAAGGCAATCCTTCTGTAGTTGCTGAAGGAGTGTAGTCTCTAATCCAGGAAACGTGTTTTAATAATAAATAGCTATAATTACCTGAACTATCGATCAAAGCCAAACTAAACGGAGATAGAAAATCTGAAGGCGTAGCTAAATAAGTATTACCTTGTGTAGCTCTACCTGTAACGTTTTTACGAAAAACAGGAAGTTGTACTCCTTTTAAAATTCTTTCTTCTGTTGTTTGTATAAAAGTATTTAGGTTATTAACAAAAGTAGTTTCTGTATTATCTAAATAATCTTGTATTGCTGTTTTTAATGTTGCGTATGTAAATCCTGCCATTAGTCTCCACCTGCTTCTAAAGTACCTACTTCACCTGTTCCAAACTCACCTTCAAACACACTACCTATAGGATCATCTGTAACAGTCATTGTTCTAGTTCCACTAGGACTTGTTGTGCTATTTATAACTGCTGTTGAAGGATCTATTGTAGTAACAACACCTAACCCTGCTTGAGGTAAAGGAACGTCGGGTCTGGGTCTCCAAAGCAGTTCTGCGTCTGCTCCTATACTTGGTGGGTCTAGTTGTGGGTGTTTAGGTTCATAACACTCATGACAAACTCTATTGTTTTCCCAAGTGCCTCTAGCTTCTTTATATGGGTATCTAAACCCGCAAGTATCGCAAATAAAGTAAGCATATTTTCCTGAAGCGTAAGCCATTAGATATACTCTTGTTTAGGAACCAGTCTAATATTAGAACGGTCTTCATCATAACGTAAAGCGTTAGCTAAATCTCTTTCATATAAATCTTGGATCACGGGAAGTTTCTGAACATTTTTCTTTATACACAAATAATAAGCTAGTCCTGATACTAAACAAGGCATAAACCGTGTAGGTATATCTACATCGTTAGTAGAAGCCGCAGCATCCTCTATCGTACGCCAGACATAGTAAATGAGTTTGTCCGTTGAGTTCTCGGGCGTTGGATAAAGATGAATAACAGGAGACTTTTTACGTTCTAGCCAAAATTCTGTAGAACGTGATTTAGTAGCTTTGTTAGGAATACTTATATACTCATTCCGATCTATTCTGTCTAAAGGATAATCAGTAACTACAGTATTAACTGTTCGTTCTACATAAGCGTCTAAAACATCGATATCGTATGAGTTAATCGTATACTCATTAGTGCCTTCTGTAAGAGTTAGCTCCTCTTTGGCTACTTCCCACATTTGAATACCTCTGTTTGACCAATCGGCAAACATGATATTCATAGAACGACGTGCTGTAACAGCATCGTATGACGTACGAGCTTCTAATCCTGCAAGTTCGTACGCCTCTTCGATTGCGGTCGCTACATCTAAACTAAATGCACGAGTTCCCGAGGTTGCCATGTTAGTTGTAGTATGCTACAAAAAAGTCGCAATTAGACAACACAACATAAGCCCCCGTATTAAATTTTACTCCGTCATTTGGCAAATAATGGTCAAAAGCCTCATTTGCTGCTGAACCGAACTTAAATTCAATAAGTAACTTAGTTGCACTTGCACTCGTTCCGTCATAGATTTTTATAGAACCGTCTGCTGCACTTGATTGTGCTTGAACAGACTGAATTCTTATGGGACCTAAATTAGTAGCAGTACCTGCACCAGAACCAATAAATCCTTGTAATTGTCCTGTTGAAGTTAAAGCTTTGGTCGCTTTTACATCTGATGAACTCATATTAATCTCCTATATTAAGATTAAGCGTCAGCAAATGGTGTAACTAAAGTTCCTGACCCTAAAATAATTCCCTCTACTGCGTATTTAGCACTTGCCATAGCAGTTACTTTAACGATACTACCTGCAAGTCCACCTTTAGTAGAACCATTCATAGTGATAACATCGTTAGATGCACCAGAAATAAAAGTTTTACCTGTTGCGTCTGTTACACCAGTATAAAGCCCACCTACAAACTTATCTGTACCATCTGTTAAGATGTCCATGTCAGTTGCAGCAGTCTCTACTACGAAAAAGAATGAAGCACCTAAATTATTTGTTTGATTAGGATCATCGTCTCTTCCTGGAGCAGTAGCTACGATAGTAGGTAAAGTAAATTTACCATCTGCGTCGTTACAAGTTAATATTTTTCCTGCGTGGGCAGCCACTGTCAGGGATGTGTCTGCAGTTAAACTAACAACGTTAGCGTTACCTGCTGATATAAATCCTGCCAATGATTGTACAGGACCCGAAAAGGTTGATTTTGCCATAATTTCCTCCGTGGAAATAAGTTCTACTGTCTCGGCTTGTCTGCTAGGTCAGTCTGTAGAACAGGTTAATATATCCTAGTCTTTTGATTGTATACGAATGCCTACAAAAAGAAAAGGGGAACCGAAGTTCCCCTTTAATGAATTCACGTTAATGAATTAGGCTCCTGGTGAACCGAAGATACCTCTCCAGTCACTCCAACCAAAGCTGTAACGTTCTCTCGCCTTGTATCTTACGTTACCAGTTTCGAAGTCGCCTTCCATACTAGTAGATACAGGAGTTCTAACAAAGTGTTTTAACCCGTTAGGAACATCAGTTTTGATGAAGAAAGCGTCAGTATCTGTTAGATAATGATTTACAACGTAGCCTTCTGAGACCATTCCCATATTTCTAATTGCATTAATATCGTTATCTGAAGTACCAACTCTTCCTGGAGTTTCCATCAATCTATCCGCTACGAATTGCAAAGCAGGTGGAATAATTAATTTCCTTGCTTGTGCATTTACTTTAAGGTTTCTTTCATCCTTAAACCCAGCGATATCAATCAATGATTGCTCTAGAGAAGTTTCATTAAGGTCAGCAGCTGTAGACAGCTCATTACTTAAATCAACGTTCGCAACAGTTGGATGGTCTGTAGCACAAAGCTCTTTTCCATCACCGCCAACGTAAGATGAACTAAAAGCATTGTTTAAAACATTAGCTGCTTTAACTTGCTTTGTTTGTTGCATCGAACGTGCTAGTGCTCTTGTGTAACGTGAAGAAAGTGTGTCGTAGAGGTTATCTTCGATTGCTTCTTCTGTTAACGCAAACGCTAGTGCGATAGTTTCATGCGTGAAACGAGATGTCCAGGATTCTTGAGCTGTGTCATAAATGACTGCGGCTCCTTCTCCTTTAGTCGGTGCTTCACCAAATCCACTTAACATTACTTCTTCCTCAAAAGCCCTTTCGGAGTTCTCAGTATCGAAGATGTCTTCGTGTTCGTTATTATATCTCTCATACTCTAATCCAAAGAGAGCATGGAGTCCAGGAACTAGTTCTTTGACTAGTTGTGCTCTGTTAATCGCCATTATTTATCTCCTTAGAATTAAACAGCAAAAGTGTTAGTAGGGAATGTGAATAACCCTCTCGCATAAGCACCGATTTCGTTGCTTGGTTGCGAGGCGAATCCTACACATAACGCTACACCACTTGAGGTTGTTGCGGTTGCCCCTTCCTTTGATCTACCGTTCAATGTTGAACCTGCAGTCGTAGAAAGAGTATATTTAGAGCCGATAAAACTTACTGCTGGTGTTCCAGCTGTAAATTGAGCCTCGTAAACGATTCCAGGATCGTTATAAACGAGAGCTTCTGCATCTGCTCCGCCTTGGGTAGCTGTGTCAGCAGTCCAAACTTTCGAGAAAGTTGGGGTGCCGTCAGTAGCTGTATAGTATACTCCGTAAAATACACCTACGGGTGTGCCTGTCGCTGTGCCTTGGATGACATAACCACTAGATAAATTAACAACATCACCTGAAAAGATTGATGCGTTAGTTGCACTTGCGATTCTCATTTTAGCAGGGCGAATAACACCTCCGTACATATGATATGCGGGAGTAAAACCATCTGGTTTATTTGTATTAGCCATTGTTTTCTCCTTTGTCTATATACATTGTTATTATTAATTACTTTGCATCGGTAGGTTTACTACCGAAGGCGACTTTAGAAGTCCTTTGGATATCACTATCTTTAATAGGCATTCTAGCATCACTTTCTCGCATAAAGTTTTGATCTACACCTTGCATCGCGGTATCTGCTTGATCTTTAAAATAAGCATTACGCTCTGCTGCGGTTTCGACTGGAACTTTAGCAAGTATTAATCCTCCGACTCCAATTACTCCAGTGTTGCTACCGTTTTCAATAGTAGGAGCTTCGAAATCAGGATAGTCTTCTGCTCTCACAGGTTCATATCCCTCTCTAATACGTTTAGACATATTAGATTTATCATCGATTCCTCGAGTAGCTTCACGAATCCACCTAAATTGATATCCAGGAGGAGCTTCGGGTGCGTCTAACATAGACGGGGGAGCCCAAGGCTTTCTGCGAGTTTGAGAGGCTCGTGTCTCTGCAGATCGTGAGTTACGATCAGTATTGACTTCTGTTTTATTTTCTTCGGTCATTTTATACTCCTTCGATATGTCTAGCATATTCTTCTAGTGGCACATTTAGTCTTTTAGCTATTGCTACTTGACTAGGTGTCAACTTAATTTTGCGTGATGATTTTTTACCACTAGCCCCTCGGCTAGAAGCAGCGACCTGTTGCACGGGGGCAGGTTGCTCGTTAGAAAACTTGTGTGGGAAATTTTCAGCCATACGTTTATCAACTTCGGCATAGTACTTATCAGAAGTCGGATCAACGCCTTCTTCTACTAATTCTTTATGTATTCCAAATGCTGCAAATGTCATTGCTTGGTCATCTCCAAACCATTCATTCTTTTCAGCCCATGCTTCAGCTTTAGGATCTGGTCCTGGAGCTTGTTCTGGCTGTAAAGTCGGTTGATAAGGCTCAACTGGAACTTCTTCTGGTTTTGCCTTTTCCCTAACTTGTTGTTGAGCTTGTAGTCTTTTAAGATTTTCTGCTTCAGCGGTAGCACGAGAAAGAATCGTAGTTGCTTCAACCACTGCTTCACTATCTCCTGCTTCTTGTGCATCTTTTAAAAGTCTCTTTGCTCCTTCAATTTCAGATTGTACCCTGTTATCGTACTCTTTGAAAAGGGAAGTGTCAGAGTTTTTTAATTTCTCTTTTAAACTAGTTGCTGTTTGATTAACACTTTGAGCGTAATTAACAGCTTCATCCCGCTGTCTTTCGGCTTCTCGCATCTTATAAGTTAACTTATCGATACGCTTTTGCACTGAATCAGAAATAGTATCTAATTCATCTTTTACTTCTTCTACAGGAGCTTCTTCGACGACTTCGTCTTTAATCGAATCGTCTACGTCTGCTGCGTGTATATCGACTTCCCCTTCAGGTAATTCTAATTCTATTTTTTCGGCTTCGTTATTTTGCATGAGTCCTCCTCAAGTTTGTTATGATAAAATTGCTTCTGGGTCATCGATACAAGCTAAAATTTCGTCATCATTTAAAAGACGCATATCGCCACCTTCTATTTGAAAACGAGCTCCCGCATATCGACCGAAGATAACCCAATCACCTTCTTTACACCAAGCTCCTTCTGGAAACTTATGTGGATCACTATAAGCATCAGGTCCTAGAGAAACTACGTACCCTACAACAGTCGCTAACCTTTCCTTATCGACCGTTTGTTTTGCTATATGTATTCCACCTTTAGTTACCGCTTTGGGGCTAAAAGGTAATATTAAAATTCGATACCCAGTTGGACGGGGTAACGAACTTGCATGAGAGTCTACATTATCAGGAGTAATTGTTGGCTCTGAAGCTAATTCTGCTTTAGCCGCACCATTACTACCGAAATTATCTACCCTATCTGGAACAGTTGTGTTTTCGACTTCATTAGTCATTTGCATCCTCCATATTAGAATGTAAAGTTTGAATTTCCTGTTCACAGAAACTCAAACCTGCTATTTCACCGACTATCCTTTGGTATTGCTCAAAATTCTCAATACTTCCAGAAGCCAATGTTTGCATGAGAGCTTCTTTCCTCTCACGAAATTTACGAAGCAAATGCTCCGTTGCTAAGATATAGTCCATTAATTATTTAATAGAACGATACCAAAGAAGTCCTTTTGTCTGTCCATAAGCCGCTTTTACTTTAGCTTCTTCAGGTTTGTCTAAGCATTCACCTGCTTGAACAGATTGTGTTTTTGTTGTATCCTCTACGCTAGGAAAACTAGGAGACGCCTTTGTTTTCTTAGGTGACGGTGAAGGATATTTATCGTTATCGTAATAATCTCTCATTATTTTTCTCCGTTTTGTTTTCGAGTTTCTCGAACTGTTTTAACTAATTCCGTATAGTTCTTTTCTGCATCAACTTTAGCTCTTTGCTCTAGTTCTTGCAATTCTATTGCGGCTTTAGTATCTTGTACACGTAAATCAGCTTCGATCTTCTCACGTTTAATTTGTGCGTCTAATTCAGCTTTCATTGCGGCTAGTTGTGCATCTCTTTGATCGTCGCCTTCTTTTTGCATCAACTGTTCTCTTTCAAGTTGTAGTTGTTGTTCGAACATCTGTCTTTGTGGATCTGGTGTTTGCATTGCTGCTGCCATCGCTTGTGCTTGACCTGTAACTTGTTGTGTTGCTGCTTGTGCCATTAATGCAATCTCATTCATCATTTCAGGCGGCATTTGTCCTGCTTGTATTTCTGGTAACGGTTGTCCCATCGCTTGTTCTATTTGTAATTTATATAACATCGCTTGGTGTTCTTGTATATTTGCACCGATTGCTTGTGAAGCTACTGGATTTTGTTGGACCATAGGATTTTGCATAAACGCACTATGTGCTGCTATATAAGCTTCGTGGTTTTGAAACTCGTAAGCTCTAATCGGTGTTCCTGTTAAAACTGCTTGTTGTTCACTAATAGGATCACGTGCAGGTACTTCTTGTTCAGGTGGAAGGAGTGCATCAATATCTTTTATGTTTAATGCGATATACATTTTCTTATACGACTCACGTAAGTCGTGTAATTCAGGTGCGGCTTGTGCCATTTGTAATTGTGTCTGAGCTAATGTAATTCTTTGTGTCATACTAAAGATATTAGGGTCAGAAACTGGTATAACGTCTACAGAACCATCAAAATCCTGTTTAAATACGTTTTCGGAAGCACCTTGTACTTGATAAGGGTATTCAGGTGGTAAAAACTCACCAAATACTCTTTTTAGTATTTTAAACTCACATCTTTGTGCATAATGTAATCTTTTATGGATTGCGGACATTACTCGTTGTCCTTTTTCCATTAATGCTACGGTTGTGCCTACAGGAGCTTCGGAATTACCGTCGCCTGTCGGATTTTCTACGGTTGCTGCAAATCTTTTACCTGAATCAACTAAAGCACCTAGTAAGGTGGCTAATGTACCGCTTGGTTCTTTATAAGGCAGTGGTAAAAACGCGTCTTGTAATCGACCTCCAGGAGCATCGACATCACGCCACTCTCCAGGTTGTAACGGATCATCATGACGCTGAATATTTAGTCCTCTTGATTTAAATCCTGCGGGTAAATTAGAAAGCGTACCTGCATCAATCAACTGACGTAAAATAGAAGTAACTGATTTAGTTAATCCACCCATCATATGAATTAAACCAAAACCATAAAAACCTAATCCTGGAAGAAACTTATAATGAGTAAAATATTCAACTTTTTTACGCATAGGATCGTTTTGATCATAGTTAGGTCTAATCGCTAATACTTTATTATTATCTTTACAAATAGTAACGATATAGGGTAATGCTAATCCTGTTTCTTCACCGTTAGCGTCTACATCTTCGAAGCCTTCGAGGTCTAAATTAACGTGCATTTCTAATAACGTAAATTCTTCGTCGCTTATTGTTCTAGTTAACCCTTGAAGTTCGTCAATTTTATCATCTACTTCCGTTAAATCAGGATTACTGGTCGGAGACATCATATCGGTGTCTTTATAGAACCCAGAAATTTGTAATTTACGTAATTCGTTCTCGTTCATATGAATTACATGGGTAATTCTTGGTGCGGTAAGTAAATCTACTGCGTAATACGGAACAACAAGGTGCTCTGACTTAACAAAACGTGCAACCGCACGTCCTAAAGCAGGATCGTAGTAAACTTTTTTGAAAGCGGAGCCAGAAAGCGGTAAATAAAAGAGTAATTGATCCATTTCTGGGTCATATTCTTCCATTTTGTACGTAATTTGGTAATTCATGAAGTTTTTTACACGATTTGCCTTTTCCATCTTAGCATTATCGGTAATTCCTAAAACTTCTGTATCTACAGGTCCACCTGCGGGTAACATTTCTTTATAAGCTTGTGCTTGGAACTGTGTTACTGCTTCAGCAAGGATCGGATGATGTACTCCTGAAGCTCCAACGAAAGGTTGTGACCTAGAATCAGAACTAATGCCTAATAATTCTAAACCTTCGCTGTATGTTTGAAACCAATCATCTCTAGAATCTAAATCTTCTTCGTAAGATGAAACTAATTCTGCGGCAATAGTGTTTAATTCACGGTCGTCTAAAACTTCTGCTAAGTTTTCGCCAAACTTAGACGGTGTTTCTTCTTCCATGTCGCTGCCACGCACAATAGAACCATCAGGCTGAACGAAAAGCTCAGTTTCTTCGTCGGGTTGCTGTACTAATTCTAGTTCGATTGGGTCTTCAGAACGAGAACGCATAGGAATTGGTTGTTTTTCAATAGCCATGGTAATACATCATAGTATGATTTTCCTCAATAATAAACCCTTTCGCCTTGATAGGGTTCTTCCTCTTCAAAATAATCACTCGAAAGTGTCAAAAACCCGCCTTCCCTGAACCTAGCTAACGCTAAAGTCGTTGCGTCTACTAAGTCATCGTTCTCACCGTTCGGGAAATCAGAAACTTCATCCATAAGTTCTTCGCCCCAACGGTTATCTGGAATCCAAACACGTCCATCTTGAAAAATAGGAGACACAGAATTTAGTCTAGCTATTTTATCTTGCCCTTTTCCAGGAGAAAAAGTATTTACAGGAATACCGATTCTACGTAATTCTTGTACTAATGGCAAACCACTAGCTTTTGCTTCAATAATAATTGTATCAGGTTGCCAATATTCATACAAACGTAAAGCTTCGGCTTTTAATTCAGGAAAATCGTAACGTTCTTTTATACAATCAATCAAAATTAAATGAGCTTCATCCCCGTGATAGTGTTCTTCGCCTATTTTACCTTCAGGATAAAATACACCCCACGTTGTTATAGCAGTATAGTCAGCTCTTTCTGATTTTAAAAACGCTGTATCAAAACTTTGTATTAGATAATCGCATTTAGGTGGTTTTTCTTCGTCCCAAATCATAAACCAATCTTTCGGTATAATTGAAATACCTTCACCTGTAGGTCGTTGCATATATTGAGCCGCCCATTTTCCTGGACTAACTGATGCTTTTATACTTTCGAGTTCTTCTAATTTCCAAAAATTATTCCATAAAGGTTTACCGCTTGGTAATATTGCAGGAAACTCAATAACCTCCCATTGGTCTGCTCCAGGATCTTGTGCCATTTTCTTAACTAACCGCCCTGTAAGATCTTTTTTATTCCAACGGGTCATCACAATAACGATTGCACCTCCAGGTTGTAACCTTTGTCGTGGACCTGCCATAAACCATTCGTAAGCCTCGTCCATCGCTTTATCGGACATAGCGTCTTGTTCCGAATGTGGATCGTCAATAATAAACAAATCCGCACCCCTTCCTGCTAATGCACCACCAATACCTGCTGCGTAATATTCACCGCCTTTATTTGTTAACCATTTACCTGCAGAACGACTATCTGCTTTTAGTTCAGTTTCAGGAAATAAAGCCGCGTATTCTTCTCCGTCAATTAAATCCCTAACTTTACGTCCGAAGTTAACCGCAAGGTCAGCGGTATGGGTTGCTTCTATAATTTTTAATTTAGGATTTTTACCTAATAAGTACGCAGGGAACAAATGTGATGCAAACTCAGACTTTGTATGTCTAGGCGGCATATTAATAATTAAACGTTTAAGTTTACCTGTAGCAATATCGTCAAAAGCTTTTGCCATTTTAACGTGATGATCACCGTTAATAAATTCTTGCCATATAGATTTAACAAAATCCATAAAGGTGCTTGTGGCTTTTTCTTGAAATTCACGTTTTTCTAGTTCTTCTAAAAGAATCGTAAATTCTTTAGCTTCTGCTTTAGTTAAATGAGAAACATCTATTTCTCGTAAAGCTGCTAACTTATCTGCGTTAGATGTCATTTAGGGTTTAAATAAGCTTCCTAGACCTGCTTCTCGCATTGCTTGTTGTATTTGTTCGGGAGTTAATTTATCAGGCATTAAATCAGGCAGTTTACCGCCTCCTGCTTTTCTTATTCGTTCGATCTCTCTTAATGCTGCTGCTTCCATTGCATCGGCTTGTTTTATTTGTCCTGCTGGGTTTTTCATGCCAATCGTATCTCTAGCTAGTTCTTTTGCTTTTTGTATTTGATCTAAAGCTTTTTGATACATAGTAGCTAACGTAGGAGCAGGGTTAGCTGTTTGGTATGCTTCGTTAATCATGTTTTGTCGTTTTAACGCTTCGCCTGTAAGTTTTGGTGCTCCTGATCGTGTAGTAGCTGTTCTTGCTATTTCATCTACAGGTAACATAAATCTTTGCATCCCTACGTTGATTGCACTTTTAGCGGGTTTTTTAGGAAGTCCTGCCATCATCATTAAAAAATCATCTTGTCCTTGTCGGTCGGTTAATAATTCTAATAAAGGATTTAGTGTAGGTTCGGTATCAGGAATCATTCGACCCATTAAAGAATCAGGTACGTCAGCACCAAAATCTTCTGATAAAAGCAATTCGGTTATACGATCGAGATCCGCCATCATCGAAGTATAAGCTAATTAATAACAAAATGTAAAACGTTGTGTTTTAGGGATAAGTAAAGTAGTTAGGGTGAGGGGTGGGATCCTTGGTTCGCGGTAGCTTTTTTCTTAGCCCGTCGTTCCCTAGCCCTGAAATTTAGACTATCTTTCGTATTCCGTATTTCGTCTTCCATGTCTTGCCAGAAGGCATCCCTGAACAACTGTTCGTGGTCCGCGGATAGTTTGGTATGAATAATTAGATCTTTATCTTTAGGAATCCAATCTTCCCAAAACTGTTTACGTTGATCAGCCCACTGCCATTTGATCTCGCCTAATTCAGGTCTAGCGTGGATGTGATACCCGAAGATTAGTGGTTCTTTGAACTTTGGTACTGTTTTTGGCATCTTTCTTCCCGAATATTTTTTCCCAGTTATCTTGGTATTGATTACCTTTTTCTGGTCTACGTTTACTTCCTTTACTCATCGTATTCCCTATAATACTCTACAATCGCTAAAATGTTCTTTGTGTAGCGTGTGATCTCTGCCATATTCATCGAAAGGTTTTCGTATTGTTGTGTAGTCAACGCATAGTATGCAACCGCAGGAGCTTTACCGTCTTTAACGAGTTGTAGGTATTCTTCCATGATCTCTGGAGTTAACACTTCAAATGTTACCTCGGTCGCTTGGATTTCCATAGGTAACGGTGGGTGGTACATCGGAGCAGGTAATGCGATCGTATTCACATCTATCGGTTTAGCTGTAGGTAATAACGAACAACCACTGACCGCGAACAACGCAATAATACTAAATTTTTTCAATCGGTCCTTCTTCATCCACTCGGCTCCTCCTCGCTGACCGTGGTCAACTCTACAAGGTTATCTATTACTCGTTTAGTACCACGGTTAACCATCTTCTCAACAAGTTTAGGTTTGTTTAGTGCAAGGTTATCTAGATCGTGCTTAGCAAATGTGTTTCTTAATTTATTTACTTCACGAAGTGCGTTTTGTTTTTCGGCTTCTAACGTACCAAGACTCGCGGACAGCTGTTCTTGTTTAGCTAGGTATTGTTTGATGGATTCGTTTTGCTCGGATATTTTTGATTCCAGGATTATCTGATTACCTTTGAGCGTGGATATCTGGTCTAATAAGAACCACGAACCCGCCAAAGATGCCGCCAATAGGACTCCGAGAACCAAGCTAAGTTTAAAACCCATCCGAAAAGTATAATCGTAAAAAATTTTTTCGCAAAATTTTTATCACAGGGACTTATTTGTAAAGTAGTTGCAATCGGAAGGCTGAACCCAAGGAGCGGCGGAGGGTGAGGACGTAGAAGCGGTCTAGGGGGGTATAGGGTACGTTCTAAGAGTAGCTATATATGGTGTAAGGGTAGAGGTAGTGTTAGTGATGTAAGGGGCTAGGGTTATATTGTAGGCATAAAAAAAGGGCTACGAATGTAGCCCTTAGGTAAGGTAGCTAGAGGTTAGCTAACTAGTGGTTTAATACCGTTGGATTTGTTCCAAGCATCAGTACCTTTCATTTTAGATATGTAGGTACGTAGTATTTTACTAGGGGTTTGTTCGTACGCATCACCGCTAGCAGTTACCCATGCAATACTATCCTCAGCAGTTACGCTAAAGTCATCTATTTGCTTGACTGTAGCCTTACCGCCTAAAAGATGAAGGTAAGCTAAAACTAGTTGTACTTGTCTAGGTGCTATACCTCTATCATTCATGGCGTTATCAGTTAATGATAAGACCATTGATTGAGCAACACCGCCACCGCTTTTACCAATAGGGGCAATGTTATCTATATCGGCTTTTCTTTTATCTACATTAGCAGTAGCCGTTTTGACTGCTAATCTATCTTTACTTTGTTTATCCATGTTGGATACCTCTTAGGCTATTAGTTAGTTAGTATTGATAAGGTAGCCTAGTTGCCTAATCAATAACCTATTATATAACTAAACTACTTTACTTGTATACATATATATACATTTATTTAATTATTTATTTATTAGCGATTTTTACGATTTTAGCGATTTTATTTTTTATTTACCCGATTCGCACGAATGTTTTTTCTTTCTGGGCGATTCGCTCGAATGTATTTATTATATATAGAGTAGAGCAGGAAGGGTTGAGTAGAGCGACGGATAGAGTGATAGAGTAGATTGAGTGATAGAGTAGAGCGTAGAGTAGAGCGGACACAAAAAAGGGGACCGAAGTCCCCTCGTTCGCTGTCCGTGGTTAGCTGACAGTAATCAGCTTTTCCTCGATCAAGCGTTTTCTATAATGAGCCCAAATGTCATTCGGCTCTTGGACTGTTACCAATCCAGCTTTGACTAATGCACTCTCGGTCGAACCGTCAGTGCCGATCAGCTCACCCACCGTCATGGTGTGATCTTTCGCAGCGATTAACGCTTCGATGATCTTCCCTGCTTGGGGTGGGAACTTTCCTTTTGGCGTAGCAATCAAAGTGATCACTGCGTCGTAGTTAATTGACCCTCTTTGGGCTCCTGCTTGATAGTTCTTATCTATCATAATAATTCTCCTTTCTTTAGTTAATTCTTAAATAACCTTTATTTAAGATAAGTATATTATTGCTTAGATACAAGCGAAAGTAAAGCAGTATAAAGAGTCCAGGATTACCTTGGCGTGGCGATTCGCACGAATCTTAATCCGCGGCTATCTCTCCTTCAACAACTTTTGCATCCAAAGTTCTTTTCTTAATAAGGTTTTCGAGTCGATCGAGTATGTCGTCCTTGGACATCAGATCGATTTTCGCGGTTAGTATCTCGCGTCGATCGATGTAGAGTCCACCCGCCTTCCCTCGATGGACCTCGGCTGTGATGGCTGCGGATATTTGACCTTGGTCCTTCGCCTCCTCTCTAAGGTCGTGTAGAGTAGAGAGGTGTGCCTCCAAGGAAACTGCATCTCTTTCCGAAGCTGCGATTTCCAAGTCGATCAAGTAATTCTTTACAACTGGGTTATGATTTAGTAATACACTCCCCTGTGTCTTCGCACCCTTGCGATCCTTCGTATACCCTGCTTTTATCGCGGCTTCAGTGGCTGTTTGTCCTTTGAAGTACTCTTTACAAAACTTCTTTTGTTTAGAGTTGAGTGGCTGCCAAATCTTACCACTATCGTCAATGAATCCTTTACCATCTTCTGTTGGCATTAATGACGTGTATGTCAGCTGTTTCATTCTACCTCCGAGCTTCGCATAAAGTTATTACAATCATATTAGTTTTATTATCAAATAAATAGTTTTCTCATGCCCTCTAGGTAATCTTACCATAGTTTCTAATAGAGTAATAGAATTCTATTAGTTTTGCAGAATCAAAGAATAGAGTAACCAAGAGACTTACAGAACGAATCTATTAGTTTATTAGAGATATTAGTACATTTGAAAAACTTTTTTCAAAAACTTTTTTAATTTTGAGAATAACAATACACATAGATTAATAGAACACGATAGACATAAAAAACCCCCGACCAACGCACCGCTGACCGAGGGCAAAGCTTGAGGGAGTCAAGCCTTAATTAAGTTCCCAACCATGAGCATAAAGTAGATCATCAATCATTTCATTAAGATAAGTCAAACCTAGACGTTGAGTGATATGACAAAGACCGTCACCAAGATACCTAGTAATTTGATCGCAATCATTAGAAAGCTCGAAGCCACTATCATACATATAATAGCAATGATCCATACGAAAGTAGACCGTTTTATCAGCGGACTCCTCCCAAGCACGGATAAACTCGATATCACCTTGTTCACCACGATCACATAAAACATCAACAACGTCACTACTTAACGAAGCACGAACTTCGGGAGTTATTTCTAACAATAGAGCGGCTCCAGTTTCTTCACCGAACTGAGCATAGATAGCATTAATAGGACCGTCGAAATCTTCGGGATTATATTTGTTATCTTTTATATAATCAATCACTCCACTTTGCTCATATAAATCCTCTGGACTAAATGCAAAATACTCTAATCGAATAAATTCGTTATGTACTCGTTTAATCTCCTGGATCACGGGTTGAGCATTGTCTACGAATACTTTCATTGTATCTTTAGTTTTATGCATGATTATGCCCACGCTGATTCGTAATAAGCGTCTTCTGACATCAAGCACTCCTCATACTCTAATTCTACCACGGTAGAATCATTCTCAGGGTATCTAGTATGTAACTTAATCCCTGCTTCTGCTGCTGTATAACCGTCATAGTAATCGTTGACATACTTTCCGAAGTAGTTCGCTGTTACCCGTGTTTTCGATGCGTCACAAGGTAATCCTGCTTTCGCGTCGTTGATACCTTGGTTATAAGCATCAATCTCTTCTTTAGTTAATATTCTCATATCTTTCTCCTTTCTTAGTTAATCGCTAAAAAGTTATTTTTTAACTATATATAGTATAGCTAGGAATTAGCGGAAATAAAGCAACGTACGACGCTATCACTAACGCCACCAAGCCGAACAAAAAGAATAATAACATATTGTCTGGGTCTCTCATACTGCCTTGCTATTGATATTATATAAATCGACAGTCCCTGTATATACTGTACCACCGTCATGCACTGGTTTTGCATCAACATCTTCCTGGACTACAAATTTCCAATCACCGTAGTTATAGATTCGTATTATAAGATCACAAATACCACCGAAGCCATAATCAATACGACCAGCATTTATAATACCAACAGGCGATAGATGGGTAGCGAGTACATTCAAAGCCATTCCGCCATCCTCACCGACTAATCGACGTTCGTTTTTATTCAACATATCGATAATTTCTTTTAGTTCTTTTTCCATTGCTTTCTCCTTTCTAAATAATGGTTAGTTTTTAACTATATATAGTATAACCGCGACCAAGCCGAATTAAAGCAGTAATAGAGTTACCTCCCGATAGTCTCTAAATCGTTTTCAGTTATATATTGATAAGCTCCTTTGTTATAAACTGGAGCAATCTGTTTTTTACGCTTTTCCGCTAACTCGTTGGCTGCGGCTTCACCACAACCTAAACAAGTCATATAGCCAAGGCTTCTTCGTCCTTGGCTAATAGGTTCGTCACATAGAGTACAGTCGGTCATGGTGAACCGCTCTCAAGTTTCTTTATAAACCATCTGAACTCAGCGTCTGTTAGTTCTTCTCGAACTACTTTCAACACAGCGTTAATCTTATCGAAGTCAATCTTCGGATAAGGGTCAGCAGCCATCACTCCTGCAACTAAAATAGCATCTGCTATTTCTGATGGGTGGTTATCATCACTCATGCTTCTTTCCTCGTAAATAATGGTTTAGCGGCAACAAACTCGGTGTTCTCAATACCGTATTTCAATACGGTGCTAACAATCAAGTTCTGCTGGAATGCACACGCCATATGCATCAGTACAGCCTCTTCAGGTATATGCTTATCGATGTAAGCGTTCAACTCCTCTGAACTCTCTGGAGTCCAGAATAAATTCGACTCGTGAATCGAAAGTGGTTTAGTTTTATCACTCATAGTAAATCTCCTTAGTTATTTTTTACTTATAAATAGTATAAAGCCGAGTATAGCGAATAAAAGCAGCCTTGCACTACCACCAGCACAGCATTACCGCACCACGCTCACTCGCACAACGTAATAACAATTCCAAGTCTTGGACTTCTTGATAAGTATATTCATACGGTGAAGCATGATGTGTTTGATAAATAATCGTTTCAGGTGATAGAGTAGCTTTACCATCGTCAATCAGTAGATCTTGTTCTTTAGCATCTGATTCGACTGCATGTAATAGATCAGCTAGAGCTTGAGCTTGTTCTTTTAACCATTCAGGTAAAACTCCAAAACTATCTTCAGGCATATGCCATATACCGTCATCTCCCATCAACTCATCCATTAAAGGCTCGTACCATTTACCTCGGAACGATCCGTCGGCACCGTGACCACTCATCATCCCACCGCATAAATTAATATCTTTTATACGTGGGTCATCTTCAGCTGTGAAAGGCTTCTCACGGTCATTACTGTGAACAATATAACAATCTAATCCCATAATTATTCCTCCGTTGGATCCCAGTTTTCGTTATCAAATATTTCAGTATTTAATGCTTTAGGGCTCATCTCACCATTAGCAATTAATTTAATAATCTCGACATAATCGATATTTTCGGTTTCTACCCAAAATTTGACCTGTTCTTCGCTTAGTTGTGGTACAAATCTCATCTTATTGATATAGGTGTAAAGTACTCATCATCGTAATCCCACTCGACATCTAAAGTATCGGGAATACCTTCAACATAACCATCATGTTCATACCAATCAGACCAAGTTTTAAATTTTAAGTCTTCAGTATCTTTACTGCCATCGTATGGGTTATCATCCCAACCGTTATCCCAGTGATGTTTTACTTCGTCCCAATTTTTGAAATGTTGCACAGGAAAAGAACCTGCAATACTTAGTGCATGGTCTTCGGGAGACTCACCACTAGACCAAGCGTCTAATAAATCAGCTCGATCGTAACCATCATGTATCCATGGCACAAATAAATGATAATAAATAATTAATTTTTCTTGTTTCATCAGTGCATCTCCTTCTCATCGGGAATCGGTATAAATTGCATAAAAGGTTCTTCGACATGATCCTCAGGCATCCACTCGATCGTATCAGCATTATAATTACCGCTAATAGTCGCACCCTCATCATCATAACCAACAATAATGGCACGACCTGCTAACGGCTGATGGAACTCTGATAGTTTGAAATATCGATTATTGTTTTTTAATAAACCTTCATCGTCAACTATGACCATCGTATCGTCACTTAATGTAACAACGTCGAGGGGTCCATCAAGTTGCATATGTTTTTTAGCGTCGGCAAAGGTAGAGTCTTCTGACAACTCTACCTCGGTAACAATTTGCTCGAACGGGTCGATAAGTAGTCCGTGTATCATCTTGCCCACACTGATAAACTACCGTCGTCTAACTCGGCACTGAAATCCATATTTTGAATAGCACCTTTGGCGATATCTTCGATACCTTCTTCAGTGTACTCACGAGCTTCTATATTATCGATACGAGCAGTTAACTCGGATAATGTGTTAAGTACTTTTTGCTCGGCTTCTTTCGATAAATCAGCAGGATCGATTACTCGAGGCTGTAAATCATCTAAAACATCGGTAATACGATGTAATGAAGTCAGTAAGTCTGAATTAAATTCGCTGACTGTAGCATGTTCTAATAAACTGACATTGTTTTTAAGGTCAGCCACCTGTTGTTGGATTTTTTCAATATCCATATCTTTCTCCTTTCTAGTTAATGTTATTAAACCATTTAATAACTAATACAAGTATGCCTAAGAGTACCGCGAAGTAAAGCAGTACTAGAAGGCAAGAAACCTAGAGGTCTTCTTGTTTCTTCCATAAACCGTTTTCTAATCGACCTGTACGACCAGATATCTCATCGTAAGCGGCTTGCATGCACTCCTCGAGCGTTAAACCTTTTTGTTCGGCTAAAACGATCAAACAAACAACACAATCCCCTATCCCGTCTTTCAATCCAGGTGCATCATCGTAGGCGAGTGCTCGAGCTGTCTCACCGACTTCTTCTACAAGTTTCAACATCTGTTTTTCAGGTTGTATATCTTGTCCGTAAATTAGTCCGCGTACCTCCGCCCAATCAACGATATCATTAATTACTTTCATTATTACTCCAAATTTTAGGTGGTTCGGTAGGTGGTAAAGTTAAATCAAAAGCTATTTGTTTTTTATCGATCATCCTGCGTAAAGCTTCATGAACGTGAAACATCTCGATTCGACCGTTTTCGCCCTCAGGAAGCTTAAATGCTATTTTAATGGTAGCAATCGGATAATCTTGTGATTCGTCCGTATGTGAGATCCTATAGCCTACAGCACCCATCATATTAAAATCACTCATTTTCATTCTTCTTAATTTCATAACCCAAACAGTCGTTGTCCATTAATTCCTTTAGGTAATTGTAAACATCTTCATTTGTTGGATTATCGTTAAATTCTAATTCTATAATTACTCTATTCATCTTTGCCACTCAAATCTGTTGTAACCACGCGACCGCTTTTATATTTAAGTTCGCGATAATGGGTTGTTGGACTTTTTTGATAATAATATGAAAGTAATTTGTTATTATCTTCCTCTTGTGCAAGTTTTTTGCGTTGTTGCTCAACGACTGCCTTATGTTGTGTCATAAGTCCTCCTTATAATCGAAACCTTCTAACATAGCATCGGTTATTTTTTCATAATCGATAACGTCATCGGCTTCTAATGTATCAAATAATAATGCTATACCCCTTTCGACTCTATTACGATCCATACGTGCTAAATATTCTTCAGACGTTTGATCAGCTATATAAGGCTCTAAAGCAATAGCGATCGTCGCAACAGCTCGTTCTATAGGGTTTAAATCAAACTTGGGTTTAGCTTTTCGTGGCATCTTCACCTTCTTTTTTGAAACGGTTAATCATCGTATCGAAAATATCGTTAATCGCAACAGGTTCTTTTGTTTTGATCACGTTAGCTTCGACTTCGAGTTTTTTAATACGTTGTATCAACATATTATTCACATCGAGTTGTGTTTGCATAAACTCTTGTGTCGAGCGTTGCGTTTGTACTAATAAATCGAGGCTTTGTGTAAGCGTATCGATCATTTGTAGTATTTCATTCTTTTCCATCTATTTCTCCTTTCTTATTAATAAACTGTTGGCGGTGTTTTGTGATAGACCGCCATCTATCACCAAATTCATATTTAGACTCCCGCTCTTGGTGCTGGAGAGTAAAAAAGTGTGGTGATGAGAGGATCTCGGTTTCCGCATATACCTCCGTTCATCCTAACCGACTCGAAAGTACAGGCTTTTACAAGGATCGGGACATCACCACGGTTTTGAGCCAGAGAGGTGAGCGGTCTAACTAAAAAACTCCGCTCGGTATCATTATTTAATGGAGTAATCATATGAATCTCTCTGGACTTATCAAACTTGTTCTAGTAAACATACTTATAGTATAAAGTACGAAAGTTAGCAAAGTAAAGCACTACTAAGACCCCCGCATTCGTGCCATAGTTTTTGTTTTTCGATATATTGCACGACCGCATTTAGGATCTAAAAAGATCGTAGGTAGTAAAGTACCAAACCGATCTTTTGTTTGTACGTGTTTAGCGTCTCGCCAATCAGCTCCACCTGTTGCTAAAACTTTGCGTAATAATTTAGCTTTCTTTAAGTTCATAATCTATTTCCATACATTTTGACCATTGGTCTTGGTTAACTTCTTCAGGATAGGTTGTATACAACTTATCCCGACATTCTTCAAACTGTTTACGCCAAGCCGCAGGATCATATCGATCGTTCCATTCCTTAGTTTCTGGAACGTATGCCGCACAGCCTGTAATGATAAATACTGTTAATAATCGATAAATCATAATTCGTCTGACAGAATATTGTTGGGTAAATCGACATAAGGTAGATTGTTATAATCTTCGTATTCCATATCTAAAAAGAATCGCTCGTTTGCTTCTGGATCAGGTCCTGGAATTACAAACATAGCTCTAACTTCTACATCGTTATGATCTAAAGTGTAAGTAATCGGAAGTTTGACTTCTTCTAAATCGTAGCCTAATTCGAGTAAAGCTCCGTTAACAATCCCTACGTCAGGGTATCTGTTTTTGCCAGAATCTTCGGCTTTTTGTGTAAGAGTTTCTAATATCTCAACCGTTGCATATTTAACTTGTGCCATCTTTTTCCCCTATAAGATTATCGATTGCTTCATACATAACGTTATGTACTGCTTTTTCAAAAAGCTCAGCATCCTCGTTTTTAATTTCAATAAACGGATCTTTTAACATTGCGTGTATTACGTGTCGTGCTAAAACTGCTACGTTGGTTTTAAACGTTAATCCGTTTTGTTTAGTTATTTCTATTTCCATCGTTTTCCCCTAAAAAATAAGTGCACAACAAACATTGTTATGCACTTAACAGATTATACCTTTGCGAAGTAGCCTTCATCAACAAGTCTTTTCGCATAAAATCTAAAGATTCTAAGCGGGTCTTGACCTGTAGTCAGATTGCCTTGCTTTACTGCAAGAGATACTAGATCTTGTGCTGTAAAACTAGCAGAGTCTAAATCACTCTTTTTAGCTTCACTAACAGTTAAGATCAAGGCTCTCATCTGCGGAGTAAAACCTTTGGCTTCAGGAACTTTGCCTATGAACTTATATAAAGTTCTAGAAGCTCCTTTGCCTGTTGAACTAGGCTTCGGGACTGCTGTCACTTTAGCTTTGCTCAAAGGTTTTGTTACTGCTTTCGCAGGAACTCTCTTTGCAGAGGTAGATGTAGATGTTGCTGTTTGCATATCTTTCTCCTTTCTTTTGGTTAACAAATTCTAACTTGCGTTAGAACAACTATTACAAGTATGCCTACGAAATACGTGAAAGTAAAGCACTATAACGAGTACCTCATAGGCAGACTGTTTACAAGCTACGCCAAACGCGGACGCCTGAGATTTCGTTTTCTAAACGATATCTAATGACGAACTTCCATTCGGGTTCTTGTTTTTTGCCAAAGCCTCGACTGGCTTGAGCTAAACGGTTCTTCATTCGCTGAGAGTTATCGCTTGGGCTAAGTGGGAAGAAGATCGAGTCTCCTACTTTCATCTTAGCAAACGGATAGCTTGTCTGCGAACGTTGATCCTCAGGTAAAGGTATACCTGATTCGATTATAGGTTCTTGCATTAGTGCACCTCCTTAGGTGGGTCGGAAAACTCAACTAGACCTTTTTCTTCTAGGAAGTTTTTCCAGAACATTAAAATTAATGATTGATCGGTAATACCGTGTAATTCTTGACAGCCTTGAGCAATCATCGTATCACGTATGACGGAAGCTAACTCATCGTTAGCTCCCTCATACAATGCTGACCAGACCATGGCTAAAACTTCACCATCGACTAAATATGATTTAGGGTCTCTCGGCATTATGCAGCCTCCGCATATTTCACAGCTAAATCTAAGGCTTTAGCTTTACGATTAGCCGCAGCACCAAACCATGAACTATGTAAAGCGTTGCCTTCGGTTACAGACTCACGTAAATGGTCTTCAACGTAGGTGACAGCATTCAATGCTCCCCACCACGTACCTTTAGCAGACTTCAGGTTTGCACCTGGAGACTGTTCTAGAGCATCGACAGCAAGAAGTGGAAACTTGTTAAATTTCTCAACAAGAGGTTCTTGCATACCTATCAACTTACCTTCAGCTTTGAGCTGTTGGTCGTGTCTATAAGCAGCAATCATATCAGGTTGATAAATATCACCTACAAACTCAAGAAACTGAGAATGTTTAGCTTTCTTCTTAGAGAGTAAGTTTGCAGCTTCTCTAAACTCTGTCATACGTTCAGCAGATAGCCCTAGAGCTTCTTCTGCGATCTGTATAACATCGTCATCGAATGCTTTAACGTGTGGCATACGGAAGGACGCTGTGCCACCGTGTTGTAAAGCCATCGTTAAAGTGTTGTTGCAAACAACTCTGATAGGTGTCAACTTAATAGTCATTGCTCGACCAACGATATGTGGTTGGTTGATAAGCAAATAACCTTTAATAAGGTCGTCACCCGCTAGTTCGAAGTCTTCTGAGATTTTAGCTAAACCCCAAATTTCTCCACCGTCTTTCAAACTACCTGCGGTTTCCATGGTCATATGACCAGCATCCGTAAAGCGTTTAAAGAATTTGAATACGTCTTCATTCTGTATAGGGACATAGTCTCTACCACAATGCGATAGTATTCGGTTATCGCTATCTCGAACAACGTGGAAGGTATTTTCCGCTTGGATAAGACCAACATCGTCACTCCACTCAGGAGCGTCTATAGTATAACTAGGACGTTTGCTAACTGTCCAGTCTAACTGAGCCGCTTTCTGCATTTCAGATGGTTTAAGGTTAGAATCAACCTCGACACCTAATCCGTGCCAAGGTACATCCCCCGTCCAAGCCATCGTTTCTACTTGGTGTGCCATAATTTTCTCCTTTCTAATGTGCATGGCTGCACTGGTTAATCACGTAGCCTATTAGCTACTTTTATCATTATAGGTACGAAAACTACGAAAGTAAAGCACTAACAAGAGCGTCCCAATCGTAAGGAATCGTAAGAGTCACAAGAGCTTTTGATTTATATCCAGTTTTAACGAGGTCTTGAATACCTGTAAGACTGTCAATATGGTAGAGCTTGATCTCATCGTTTTTACGAGCCATAACGAAAACTTGACCACCAAACGATGCACGTTTCGCTAACCACGATATTTGCATAGGGCGTAGAGTAAGAGCATTACCTGAATGTATTTCTTTTAGCTCAATCCAGAACTCTTTACCTTTGGCACAACCGTTAACGTCAGGAACACCTGCTCCTGTCATACCTGTTTCAATTCGTTGTAAATGTATTTCAGGAAGATTTGATCTTAACAAGAGCCATAAATTTTTTTCTTTCGCCATATTTCATTTTACGGTAACGTTTCATAATCGAGCGTTTTGTTAAAATAGACCAACGTTCATTAAAAGAACGACTGTTTGCGTATTTTGCTCGTTTTCGATGTTTAGATACATTGGGTTCTCGCCACCAATAATTTCTCCATTTTTTCAATTTAAACGATAACGGATCAGGTTTGTATACAGTTCCGTCTGAGTATCTAGGTGTTGTATGTTCTTCATGTAATACACGTTCGAGCCACTCCATATCTTCTTGTACGTAAGGTTCATCAGTCGCTAAATATTCTATATGGTCTAAAATATCGTTATCTATAACCGCTTCGTCATAAGCACAACAAGACCAATTTTGATATTTATTTGATAATATCTGTTTACGTTTGCCTGATCCATAAGTTGAATGTGGGTCTTTATTTTTAGAATACTGATATTGTTTTTGACAATCCTTAGAACAATAATTTAATAATCCAGTCTGACTCTTAAAAAACTCAATGGAACAATGTGCACACGATCGAGGAGCTTCTACATATAATCGTTTATGTTTATCTTGATCATGAAACTTAACGCTACATTTAGAACTACAAAACTTTCGTCTTTGTCCGTATAAAGGTTTCGAACATACCTTGCACTCTCCGTTGTTCGGTAGTTCTATTTGTGTGTTACTTGCTAAAAACATATACCTTAAATATAAAAGGCAAAGTTTAGAAAGTAAAGCACTGTCCTAGCCCGACCAGTCCCAACCAGTATGTGGAGCGGCTTTTTGGTTATTAGCAATAAGTTTGATGTCTCTTTCTTTTAACCAGTCATCGAAAGCACGTTTAGTCTGATCGAGGTCATCGTACATTGTTTTAAACTCAGACCATTTGTTTCTAGCAATCTGTGTACCGTAGTAGTAATCACCATCACCGAGTTTACAACGTGTAATGATCTGCCACATACGTTGTTTTGTTAAATTATGCTCTCTACCCATTTGTTCTAGAGTCGTAGAGCTCTCTACCCATTGTTCGTACATTCGTCTGTACTTAATAGAGTATTCTTTAGCTTTTTCTTGTGAGATACCTTTCATTTTATTTCCTTTGTTTCGCCCCATGAACTTCCGAGTTCCTTATCCACTAGTAGGGGTACTGCAAGTTCTACACAAGTTTCCATTATTTCTGCAATCTTGTCAGCTTGTTCAGTGTTCTCTACTGAGATATCAACCTCATCGTGGACTTGTAGGTGAGGAACAATTCCTTCCTCCCACAGACCCAGCATTGCTAACTTCGTCATGTCAGCAGCCGATCCTTGAATCAACCGATTCAGAGCCTTATATGTATATGATCTTTTTAAATTATCACCGTATTTTTCCTGTGCTTCTTCGTACGGTAGAGGTAGAGTACGTTCATATCTATCTTCCCATAGATTAAACCTACAACGTCTACCAGCAAACGTTCGTATATAACCACGTTCCATGGCTACCCTTGCACACTGATCTTGTAACCCTCGTATAAAGGGAACTTTATTATGATACTGCTGAAATAACCCCTCAGCTTCCGTATCGTCTATCCCTAGCTCTTTAATAAGCTTTTCTTTACCCATCCCATAGCTAAGTCCTAAATTAATCGTCTTAGCCTGTTTACGCGGTATATTAGCCATATCTGCAACGATCTGGTGGAAATCCGCGTTCTTTTCTGTATACTCAACTACCGCATCTTTTGCCCCTGCTAAGTTCATTCGATCAGCGTAATGAACAGTAAGCCTTGGCTCTTGTTGTGAATAATCGAATACACCCCACTGACAACCATCCTCTGGAATAAACAAAGATCGTATTAAATTACCGATCTCTGGATCTCTTGCAGGAACTTGTTGTAGATTAGGATTACTATAGCTAAATCTACCACTAACCGTGCCGCCACGATCGTTACGCATAGCATGAGCTTCTGCGTGTATACGACCATCGAAACAGTGATCTTTAATCATCTTATCGATGAAAGTAGTTCTAGCTTTATTAAGTTTCCTCGCTCGAACAATAAGTTGTGGTAACTCGTGTTCGTGTCCTTCTAACCAGTCTTTTTGAAAACTAGCCATACCTTTTGCGGTTCTAGGAAACCATATCTTGTTCTTTTCAAAGATAGCTTCTAACGATGCATTAGCCCATAAATTAACTTCTGCACCATATTTACGTTTAATCTCGACCTGTAGCTTTTGTTCTTCGATCGATAACTTTTTACTAACATCGTCAGCTTTTTGTTCATCGATTCTAACCCCTCGCCATCGCATTTCTAACAGTAAAGGAATCAGTCGGCATTCCATGTCGAGTATTTTTTCTAACCCTTGTTCTTGAACTTCGATTTTTAATTTTTGCCAAAGTTTTAGAGTTAGTGCTGCATCTTGCTCACCATAAGGTCCAACGAACTTAGACGGTAGTTTATACATTTCTGATTTAGGATTTACTCCAAACGATAAAGCAGCGTTTTGTAATAACGATTCATCTTTCTTTTCGTTACAGTAAAACTCACCGAGGTTATCTAAAGAATAAGAATACCTATTCTCGTTTACTAGGGGAGCCGCCACGATCGTATCTAATATTTTACCGCCTACGTGTACGCCTTCTCTACGGAGCCACCCTACGTCGTATAAGGCGTTATGAAATATAACGTCTCGCTTTTCCGATGCTAGAGTGTTGCGTAACCAACGTAATACAATATCTTCGTCAAGATTACCTCCGCCTTGATGACGGATAGGAAAGTAACCCTTCCAACCCTCTGTCGCAATACCAACACCCACGATATACCCACGACCTGTAGCCCATCCTGGACCACAAGTCATGAGGTGTGGATCGTAAGTTTCTAAATCTACTGCAATCGTTTCTGTCTCAGAAAACTGAGGAAAGATCTCAGGTATAGACCAGTCACTTGTTGGAGCGAACATAGGGGTTTGTAAAATCACTTCTTCTTTTTGATCCTCGTGACTTTAGTTTTCTTAGCTTTTGGCTTTTTTGCAGGAGCTTTACCACCTTCCCAAGCTTCGTTAACATCTGGAGTAGACTTATCGTCTGCCTTATATGTTCCTTTTTTCGTTCTAGCTCGTTTAGGATCTTTCTGCACCACTTCATAGATGTTCCCTGCTTTAAGTTCGTCGTCAAACTTCTTTAAAACAACTTCAGCATCTTTGATTGCTTTTTCAAGAACTTCTTCCTTTACAACTTTCTTAGGTTGTAGTTCTTCTTTTGGTAAAGGTGTAAAAAATTTAACAAACTTTTTCCACCAACTATCTGTATTACTCATTAATAATCCTCCTTGCCATCTTCTGCGGCATAATTAACATCGTCAGCTTCAACGCTAACTTGATTAGTATTAGCTAAAATGTATTCTTCAACTAATAATAAATATCTACGTAAGTCTCGAATATCATCGAGTAAACCTGCTTCGCCTTTGTAGACTTCACCTGCTTCGAAGATATCCCACCCGTGCTTTTCAGACTGGTGTTCTATACGATCGAACTTACGTGCTAACATCATAAAGGCACCAACACCTCCACGACGTCTCCAAGAATCACCGTACGAAGTCTCTGCTCGTTTAAGAGCTTCAAGATCGTTTTGGGCAACTTCTTTCATGTTTTCCCATTTGCTCATTTGCTTTCTCCTATATCCGCATTGTTTAAAGTATAGGCGGTGTCTCGTTTGCGGATCCACTCAAAACACGCCTCCATCCAATCGAGAGACTTAATAGACTGTACTTCTCGATACGAATTCAAATAATCTCTTTCTTTATGATAATGAAATGCTTTTAACATAGGCACTGCTACGTCTGGAAAAATATTATTATCCCATTCGATATCATCTGTTCTTTTTAGCATTTCTTTTGGATTATATCTAAAAGTTTCAAAATAATCGAAGAAGAACCTGACTTCTCTGTTAAAAGAAATAAGGTCATTAACAATAGGTACAGGCTCATATTCATCGATAAGATCGTAATGATTTTGTATATGTTTATAGGTGTATACATTTAATTCAATATCTTTAACTTTTTCCCACACAGGAGTGTTTGGATAAATATGAAAACTATCACTAATTTGAGTATAATCACCCATCGGTAAATTTAGATTAAGAGCTACGAACTCTTGCAACATAGACATATGAACTGCGTTAGCACCATAAGCTCCCCAAAGCATATCGTTAGAACGATTACAAACAGTCATGCATAACTTACCATCACGTACTTTAAAATAAATATTCGTATTACAAGGTACGTCTTTTCTTTCAACTTTTTTATTACAAGTTCTCGCTAAATCGTCCTTAGGATCCCACATCTGTAGAACTGCTCGTCTTTCGTAAGGGTTTTCTTTTAACAAACCGATAATTGCAGCTATTTGATCTTTCTTAAAATAACTTCTCCATCTCCAACCATAAGCTCCCCATAAAGTTTCACCGTCGTCTGAAAAATCAAACATCGATTTAACAAAATAAGTTAGTGGTTCTAAGTCGTTACGACCATCGAGCATCCATAACCCTTCTATAAAATGAAAAAATGGATTAGCGTCTCTTTGTTTTATTAAACAAACTCTTTCCCAAGGTTTTTTGTATACGGTAGCTACAGGTGTCTTAGCTTCATACGTTATACCATTACGACTTTCCTGTACTCTATATTCAGTAGGGTCTTGAAATAAATCTATACCTTTTTCTAACGCGTCGTTTACGTTTCTTGCATTAATTACTTTCATAAGGTGTCTTGATAACCTCCTACTATTTCATGTATCACAAAACGAATTTCTTCATCGTTTAACATTGGTACTTTTCTTTTTATAAAAGCTATTGCAAGTCGCTCATCTGCGGCTACTTTTAGAAAGAAAGCTACCTCTAAAAACTGTGTGTAATGTATATCGATTACATCACCATACTCTTCTAACAACTCTATTACTCTATCACTCATTCCCATACTTACTTTCTCCTTCTATTAAGTCTTCCACCATTGGAAGATTATTATGTTTATACACCGATCGTGTTCTTCCCTCGTTTTTATATATTCGAGAATATTTATCAAACTCACATAGACCACCTTCGATCTCTCGCATTTCATAATTAGCACCGTTTCTAAAAATAATCGAAGGAGCTAATACTTTCTTTACTTGTTTAAATAGGTCTTGCATTTCTTCACACCATGGATGGCTTTTACGACTATAGTCTAACGGTCTGCCTGTAAGACGATTAAGTCCTCGCATGGCTCCTGGACCTGCATTAGCCCAAGTCATAATATCGTTAGCGTTTTCTAATAAATAGGTATGTCTTAAATCAGTAACAACTTCGTAAGCCATAAATGGACCCATGTATGGATAATCTCTAAGAATTAACCATGTTGCTTCTAATGAAGATTCACCCTTTACTAAATTCTCATGTAATCTAGATAATATAGATTCTCTAGCTTTCCAAATATGTGAAACACACTCGGCTACTCCTGTTACTTTATCCATACCGTTTGGTGTTTTAATAATGTAAGCACCCGTGATCCACTTAGGTTGTTTAGTTATTTCATAAATAGCTTTCTTTCTATTCCACTTACGTAATAAATCATGATCGATTAAAGTTCTCCCTGTTTCTATTAAATTAAACCAACGGAATATAATCGTAGCCATAAGAACGTCTTCTTCGTTCCGCATAGGCTCTCTTATATGTGTTCTAAACCAACGTGTTGTACGATCATCTTCTCTAAACACTTGGCAGAACTTAAACTCCTGCAAAATTGGATCGTCAGTCCAGGGAGGGGAAAGAACTGCAGATTCTTTTTTAATGCGTATCGACTCACGTTCAGTTTGCCAATAGCAATAACGATCCAACTCTGCGGGAATAAACTCAGTCATTACTTTTTACGTAACACCCAAGAACAGTTATTAGCGACTTCAGGATAAAACGTGGCGGCAACAACTCGTAAAAACTGTCTACCGTATCTGTTTTGTAATTTTTGAAACTGTTCAGGAGTCCATCCTGTTTCAGAATCTTCTTTCATCGCTTTCTTTAAATTAGGTAATTGTATAAACGTTCCTGTAACGTCTACTATCTCGAAGTTTCTTTCTAATTCTTCTTTTAGTTCTTGAAACCCCCACTCGTATACGTGATCCTCAGGAAGCTTGTCGTTAGAACCATCGTGGTTAGGAGTAGATACAAAAGCTAACCCATTCGGTCGTATAGTTCTAGCAGCATCATCCAACCATGCACTAATAAACTCTCTACCCATATGTTCTATAACTTCGGTCGTCCAGAAAAAATCTATACTTTCATCTTCTAGTCTAAATAAAGGGTTTACAGTTAAGTCTTGTATACGTATTTCACCATTAAAGTTTTGAAACCATGTGGATTCAGATAGTTCTCCACCTGCGTTAGACCAAAAAGGATTTTCTAATTCACAAGCAGGATCAATATCGTAACCATAATACGATTGGATAATATCTGATTTCTTTACAACATAGGCTTTGTATAGATTACGTAAAGCCCAACATTCACCACAACCTACTTCAAACGTATCAAGTGGTCGACCTAACCGTTTAGCTTCAGCGATACACATAGAGGAGATTTTATCGAACCGACTCATATGAGCAAGTTCATCAGGTCTCCAGTTTCCTAACACTCCTGCCGAAGCAAGATCCATTCTAGTATTTTTACTGTCGTTTTCATTAACAGTAAGTTTCTTTCTTATTGATGACATTTAATTTACCTCCACCAACTTGGTTTAGTTCTACCCTTTTCCCACTTAGCGTAATGTTTCTCGTTAATAACGTAATTACGATAAGCTAGAACAGAGTCCTCGTTTTTATATTCGTCAGGCATCGCTTGAGCAACTGGTGTCATAAGACCTCGAGTAATGTTTTTAGGCATTACATATAAGGCGTCTGACAATTTAGCAAGACTTGCATGAGTCCGTTGGTAACGATATGTATATTCGTTACCTAACGCTATAAAATGTTTATAAAGCCAATAATAGTTACCACTGCATTCTCTAGCCCAGATTGTACAGGGATGGTTCATATAAGCTTTCCTATATAACCCTACACTATCTGCATATTCGTCTCCGTCTAATAAACGGTGAGCTGTACAGAGCATCTGTGCGGTTTCTAATGGCATCTTCACTAGCATTTTATCTGGTTGCGACTTAGCCGCAATCACAGGATCTTCGTTAAAATAGAATATGTTCATAATTTTCTCCTTTCTTTAAACATAAATATAAGTACCTTTATACTTTACTTTTATGTGCAAAGTAAAGCACTTTCACATTTGATAGCAGCGTGTTGTTTTAGGCTCTATCAAATACAGGTTTTCTTTTGTTCTTGTAATACCCACATAGAATACTCTATTTTCCTCATCAGGGTTTTGTTGATAATTTTTATAAACTCTTGTAGTTATATCCGTAAGTAATACAACGTTGGTAGCTTCTCCACCTTTAGCCGCATGGATTGTAGATAATCTAATACGTGGTTGTTTAGTAATCTTTTCTCCTCTACGTAGCATGGCTCGTATGTAACTAATATCTTTAGGACTTAATAAGGTAAAAACATCATACCAATGACCATCAGGCAAGTCTGGAAGATGACTTTTAAGATCTTCGTACTGTAAAACTAAATCAGTATCTAATAAATCAAGTTTCTTAGGTGTTTTAACTTTGATATATTTTAGAATGTTTGCACATTCAGCCAAGGTTACTGTTTGACCTTTACGTAATCGTTCCCAATAGATAACTGCTCTAACCTTTGCCTCTGAAATAGACGGTCGACCTTTAACTTCGAAAAACCATCCTTCGTTTCTACAATACTCATCAACGCTTTCTAATAAATAATTTGTTCTAGCTAACACTAACCACTCACCTTGATCCATGTTTACCTGTTCTATCGTAGCTTCCCAACGTACCAAACCTTCATCTGTTCTAGGTTTCCATTCTTTATAAATACGCGAACCTACTTGACCTATACATCGACTAGCAACTTTATGTACAGAAGACGGTACTCGATAAGATTGTTTTAGTATCATAGCGTCGGTAGAATTTTTTATCAAATACTCAACATCCGCTCCCGCCCAACGATAGATTGCTTGGTCGTCATCTCCTGCGACGTATATCTTTTTGGCTTTTTCTGCTAACTTACGCACCACCGCCCACTGCAAAGGAGAAAGGTCTTGTGCTTCGTCTACGAACATAACATCTAATACAGGTACATCACCATCAACTAAAAAGTTTTGTAACATATCTGTATAATCAACAAGCAACCGATCTTCTTTAAATAACTTCAATCCTCGAGCAAAACGTTCTAGCTCAAACCAACCAACCGCATCTTCAACCTCGTGCCACTGTTCTTTTAGTGGCACGTCTCTCATCCTAGCTAAGTTTTCTATAAAGGCTAGACGATCATCATGAGTCATACCGAATAAATGACCATCATCGGAAGTTGTCCTACCTGTAAGTTTTAAATTAAGTTTTTCGTTTAGGTCTGATATGTCTGAATTACTTACTACGCTTTCTCTAGTAAGTCCTAGTTGTCTAAAAGCTAATGAATGTAGAGTACGGAAAAATGGCAGTTGTTTATTAGTAATACTAAAACGATTCATGGCTCTTTCTTTACCTTCGTTTACTGCTTTTTTAGTAAACGTGAAGAAACCAATACGTTCAGGTTCAGTACCGTTTTCTAGTTCGTCTTCGATTAAGCCAAGGAGTGTGCTAGTTTTCCCTGTTCCTGGAGGTCCAAGGATCACTTGCGTATGGCTAGGTAAGGTCATAAACCACTTCTAAAAGTTAAATTAACTCTTTCTTCTGCTCCTACTAAATCAGGAACAGCATGAGTAGCTTTCATCTGTGAGTATCCATCGAACATAATTACATCACCGTGATCAAGAAGATATAACTTCTCATCTTTTATAAAATTTTCCTTAAAATCTACATCACTGGTATTTGTATGTCGTTTTATATTATTTTGATAAGTTCTCCAAGCAAAAACTCTAGGTGCACCAAAACTTAAAGAAACAACCACGTCATCAAGAGTAGGTACAGTATCGCTGTGGTGTGGTATACCTTTATCATCAGGATAAAAACCACATAAACAAAAAGTAAATTTGATTTCTTTATCGAAAACTCTGGAAGCTACATCTTCTGCCGCAACCTTGATTAATTGCATTTTATGAGTCCATGGTTCAGGTTCATATAACTTACCTGCATAATTAAAAGTTGAATCACCAAACCCACGAGTCGGTCGACCTTTAACCATCGTGCCTTCGAACATACGTTCACGAGGATCGTCCCACTTATCTATTCCGTGCTCAAACTCTGCAAATATATGTTTGATATGTTTAATCATAATAAGTTATCGTTAAATTCTGGTAAATCATGTGGTTCGTCTTGAGCTTTAAATTCTTCTATATACCAAACGTTTACTCCTCGACCCTTGATATTAAAAAAGTGTGGTTCTCCATGTAGTTGTTTTAGTTTAGATGTTAAATTATTTCTTTGATAGTCTTTAAAGTTATGTCGATGTAAATATTCCATTAAATCACCAAGTCGAAAATAGGTTTTACCATTATCCGTCCATGGTTTATGTAATAAAAGCTCATCACGTTCTCTCGCAGGTCGTTCTGTACAAAAATTCTCTAATAGTTCTAAAAAGTGCCCTTCTGTGGAACTTTCTTTAGGAACTTCGACCACGGTTAACGCGTCTAGGAGCTGCTGGATGATCTGTCTCCAGACGTTTTCCTTAACCTTCTGAGGTATCTTATTTAGAGCATCCATACACTTTCTTTGAAATCTGTTTTGATTTAGTAAGTCATCTGTCTCTAATTCTAACCTGCCGCCTTCTACATCCAGGAACCAAATCGGTGGTTCACTATCTTGTTTAGTTAAATTACTAAATAACGGTGTACCACCATTAGCACCAATCCCATATTTACGTGTTCGACATAGCGGACTATTACAATGACTAGCTATTGGCTGATCATTACATTTATAAAAGTAATCTTTACGTTGTACTTGCTTACCGACGGTCAACACTTCTTGTGCTCCTAATGGTGGTTGCATATATTTTATATTTACATCCTCTAATCTTTTTTCCCAATCGTCAGGAAATTTCTTTCTAAGAAATACTCCTACATTAAATAATCCTGAATTACGCGTACCTTTAGGAAACCCCTGTACGATTAAATGTTGTATACATGGGGGTGATTGATCTAACCAATCAATAGCTTCGTTTAATGGACTGGCTTCTAATTTTTCTAACTGGTTTGCAGTTAAGGCTAGTTCAGATGCGAAGTTAAGAAACTCTTCTGGAGTTAATGCTCCACCGTCTCTACCGTAAGCATAACGTGTTGAGTTCTCTCCTCCGAAGTAAGGCATATTTAACGTGCTACCTCTATCACCACGTTCTAATAATAGTTGTGTTTGTTTAGGAAATATCTCTGCTTGACCGTAGCCGATTGCCGCGGCTAATTGTCTAAGTTTTCGTTGTAGCATCGAAGCCGCAACAGGTTCTTGTAGGAAGATATAAATATGTGCTCCTCCGCTTTTACTTCGACAAAGTATTAGAGGTAGTTCTTGTTTAGCTAGTTTCTTAGAGAGGTCTTTTAAATCTAGTTGATACTCATCAACATCGATCGCTCCCCATACACAGCTATTGTTTTCATCTATCGCTACAATCCCTACGCTTTGACGACCTGACAAGTGGTCATCCCACAGTTTCAGAAGATCTTTATCAGATAACTCCTTAGATATGGTGATGTTTTTACCACTTGCCTTGCCATCCTCTCGAGTTTCATCACTTGCGGTAAACGTACCGTAAGCTTTCCGCAATCCAGCATAGCGTGTAGCAAATTTCTCTGCTAACGACATAAAACCCCTCCTTGTTAGATTGCGTCGTCAAACGTAGTATCTTTTACGTCATCTCTTTGATGTTCCTCTTTAACTTGAACGTCTCCTGCTCTTGCCGCAGACATAAAGTCTTTAGCCATCATTGCAATAGGCATCTCTGTAGCACCTTCTTGGTTAACAGAATATCCGTTCCAACTACCTTTATCGTTAGACTGTGTGGTTGTAGTAAGTCTATAAGTATAAGCAAACATTGGTGCTTCTACAGACTCACCTTTACTGTTTTCTACTCTAGCCATTCTTAACATCGTTAACCATTTTCTAGCTACACCTAATTGTGTAGAAGTAAACGTTACTACAGCCTGTTGTGGAGAACCACCTTCTAATACTAAAACGAAAAACTGTGCAGTTTCTACAATCTCGTTACCGTCTGGCGTATATGACCGTCTAGTTTCAGGATCTTTAGTACATTTAGATAAGATAGAAATGTCATGGTTAGCGTTCACTAAACCACCACCTTTCTCTCTAGGAATCCATTCGATGTACTTTTTGTTATAAGCACACGGAACAATTAATATTCCTTTTTCTCCGTCGTGGGCTTCACCTGTAACGGTGTTATACAGATCACCCGCACTCGCACCTTGTACATAACTACCATGTTGTTTTTGTAGTTGTGGTGACATGGGTTGAAGAACTCTTATAAAGGGGATCGCAAAATCCTCTGTAGTTGTTTCTTCTAGTCCTGTACCGCCTGACAATAAAGTATCGTCAAAAGTGCTGATAGCGGTATTAGATGTTTCAGCTATATCTTTTTTATCTGTCATAATTAATCCTTTTTAATGGTTGCTTTAGTACCTATATAGATACCAAATGGTTCGGTTGGTATATCGTTACCCGAAGTAAACTGCTCTTTTACAAAAGCTTTTAATGTACTCGGATGAACACTCTGTCGCACTTCTGGTGATAGACCTCTAGATTGCAGAGCCGAAACAGTTTCGTCTACGACTGTGCTTTCCTCACGTCCGAACTTTAAAAGAACCTCGTTCTTTATAAGTCCTTCGTGACCGTTTTCTACTAACCACTGATATGCTACTTCTTGGTTTGCCTTCGATATGTGAGCGTTATAGAACTCATTAATAGAGATTTTCTCTCCAGTACTAAGTACTATTTGATTAAGACCTGCTGCTTGCATCGCATCAGGTAGTTCTTGCTCCGAAGTTAAACGAAGTTCTTCTTTCTTAGCTTTGAGATCTTCTTCTAACGTGGCTACTTGCCTAGCTAGTTGAAGTTGTTTCTTAGCTAAGTTAGAAACAATATTAAGTTCTCCGTCAGATACTTCATTCGTCCATTCTTCAACGGATTCCGTACCGACTAAGTCCTCAAAAGTTGGTTTATTCATCTATTTCTCCTTTCTGATGTAGATCGATATCAACAGGATAGTATAAACTTTCCTGTCGATCCCACTTTAATATACTATATCTACCTCGGTTATAAAATGCAGCGATAGAACACGCTACGCCAATGGCGGCAGGATCGCCTATTAATAATAAGTAATCTCCTTCTTTGAAGTCCTGTAAGAGTTTTTTCATCCTACGAACAGAGGGAGCAGCACTTAACATAATTTGTGTGTTAGAGGGTAACAGAACTTGAAAATCACCATAGCTTCTAGCCGAGGCAATGTTGCGTCCTGGAATCTCCTGTACGACATATACTGTCACTTTTTTCTCCTTTCTTATTTCTAGAACTTAAATAATATCTAGCAATACCGACAAAGTAAAGCTATTAGTTATATAGTAGTTTTAAGAATAAAAAAGTTTATAGGAAAAACTTTTCGAAAACTACTAATATCGGTAATAATCTAATAGATTTTTAAACAAAGCCAGTGTTTAAGAGTGTTACAGTCTATTAGATTGTACGATTCAATCTATTAGAAACTACTAATTCTATTAGAGGGCATGAGAAAACTTTTTAGTTTGGGGCTTTTTATAAGTAAATTGTAATATATAATGGGAACTAGAAATTAGAAAGAATATGCAGTATAAGTTTAAAACCAAGCCCTATGAGCATCAGCTTGAGGCATTAAAAAGATCATGGAATAAGCGTGAATATGCTTATTTTATGGAAATGGGTACAGGTAAATCTAAAGTACTTATAGACAATATCGCACTTTTATATGATAAAGGTGGGATAAACGCGGCTATCATCGTAGCACCCAAAGGGGTCTATCGGAACTGGTCTGGAAAAGAAATACCTGCTCATATGCCTGACCACGTAGAACGAGAAGTTGGTGTATGGAATCCCGCACCTACGGTAAAACAAAAAGCAGAACTAATGAAGTTGTTCGAAGTTTCGCCTGAACTTAAAATATTAATTATTAATGTCGAAGCTTTTAGTACGAAGAAAGGTGTAGCTTTTGTTGAGAAGTTTATACTCGCTCACAACGCACTGATCGCGGTCGATGAATCTACGACTATTAAGAACCCTAAAGCACAACGAACTAAGAACTTATTAAAGTTAGCTCTCAATACTAAGTACCGTAGAATCCTTACAGGCTTTCCCGTAACGCAATCACCGTTGGATTTATATAGCCAAAGTGCATTCCTATCTACACAGTTATTAGGTTACTCATCGTTCTATTCATTTCAAAACAGGTATGCAAAAGTTATTAATAGAAGTATGGGACAACGAACTTTTAGACAGGTGGTCGGTTATCAAAACTTAGAAGAACTCACAGAAAATGTAAATGAGTTCTCTTACAGAGTGCTAAAGAAAGAATGTTTAGACTTGCCCGATAAAGTATATCAACGCAGAGAAGTTGAACTAACGCCTGAACAAAAGAAAGTTTATAAACAATTAAAAGATTATGCTATCGCACAATTAGAATCTAGTGAATTAGTAAGTGTTACTTCTGTTCTAACACAGATTCTTAGACTACACCAAGTTGTTTGTGGTTTTGTTAAACACGATCAAGGCGATGAAGTAGAAATTAAAAGCAATCGTTTAGATAGTTTATTAGATGTATTAGCAGAAACTCAAGGTAAAGTTATTATATGGGCTAATTATCAATACGATATCAAACGTATCTTAAAAACATTACAAGATACCGTGGGTACAGAAGCAGTAGCAACTTACTACGGTGAAACGTTAGATGAAGATAGACAACAAATCATTAAATCATTTCAAGATCCTGACTCACCCCTTACTTATTTAATTAGTAATGTACAAACAGGTGGTTATGGTATTACGCTGACCGAAGCAAGTACCGTGATTTATTATTCTAATAATTACGATTTAGAAAAACGTTTACAATCAGAAGATAGGGCTCATCGTATAGGTCAAACAAATAAAGTTACCTATATTGATTTAGTTGCTAAAGGCACGGTTGATGAAAAGATCGTAAAAGCTCTTAGAAATAAACTTGACCTAGCACAAGAAGTACTAGGTGATGAAAAGTGGAAAGACTGGATCGATTAGTTTTTCTGCATATTAAAAATACGCGACTTACCGTAAATTCCTCTTAACTCATCTTTAGAAACATCAGAACGGTTATCAGAAACATCTCTACCTAAAACATCATTACTTAACTGAGATACAGCTGTTCTTACATTTTGCCCCATAGGACTTGTAATATTATAAGCTCCTTCACTATTTAGTACAGGGTTTTCTCTAATACTATTCATAATCATTTGTTTCATCGTTTCAGTATCTGTTAAAGGCATACCTTCTTCAGCATATAACGGTCCACCCATTTCTCTTTTTAAAATTTTATCAACGACTTCAGGGTTTGTTTTTTGTAAGGCTTGTAATCCTGGATTTAATGCACCACCACCTGCCATCATCATAGGTTCTTCTTGACCACCTTGCATCAACATGGCTTTAGCTGTATCTAAAATAGCGACTGCTGCTTGAGGATCACCACCTGTTCTACCGATTGTTGCTTCGGCTAACATTGCTGCATCTTGTTCAATAGACATTCCTTGTTCTTGAGGTTGTTCAGAAGGCATTTCTTGTCCGCCCATCGGAGGCATTGACATTTGATCGTCTACCACAGGAGGCATTGTTGGTTGTCCTGCTCCCATAGAAGCTAACCCACCTTGCATAGGAGGTCTAGGAGGAACGTTTTGTGTGCCACCTGTTGTTCGTATATTCATTAAGTCTTCTATTCCGTTTGCCATTTTATCTCCGTGGTCTAAAGCCTGATTGGAACACTTGAGTAAGTGTATCGTTTTGTTGATTTAAGGGCAACCTTGATAGCCCGCTATTTAACATATTATTATTCCCCATAGGTACTCGACCTCCGCCTTTCATCCCTGTCGGTTGTTGTCTAAACGGACTATTTTCGAATCCTGGAGTGCTACCAAATAAACTTGGATCCATCGGTCTTGTATATCCTGCATAAACATTATCTAAAGGTCTTTCGTAAGGGATAACTGTTTCGTATGGTCTACGTACAGGTGGTGGAGGAGGTGGTACATAAACTTCTGGTGGTGTTGTTCCTGGAGGGTAAACAGGTCCGTCATCATTATATCCTGGAGGTAATTCACCTGTTTCAGGATCTCTAATTACAACAGGGTTATTAGGATCTCCTGGAACTAAAACATAATCTCCGCCCGTTTCAGGATCAACGAAAAGATAATCAGGTAGGGGGCTATCTGATACAGGAATATCAACATCGATGATATCATCAGTAACAGGCATAGTAGAAAGATTATCATCTACATTAACAATACCTAATTCAGGAATATCAAAATTAAAATCTGGAAAATTAACAACACCTAAATCTGGAAGGTTGACTACAGGGTCTGGGTCAGGTGTAGGTGTATCAAATACTTCTGTATATGGATTATCAACGAATGTTGGTATATTAGGTATTACAGGTATATCTGGAATATTTGTATAATCTATATCTTCAAAATTAAAATCGGGTGGAGTAAAAGGTATATCAAATAATGTTGGATTAAAGTTTGTATAATCAATATTAGGTACTGTTGGTATGTTTGGCATAGATGGTGCATTAGGTAACGACGCTATCCCTTGTTCAGCTTCAGTTGCTTGTATATTTTTAAAATCAGCAACGTCAGCTTCATATTGATCTGTTGCGTTACCTCTAGCAAGATTCGCTTCTTTACGCATTTCCATAACATCAACAAGTTCAGGATTCATAATTCCTGACATATCGAAATCTTCGAATTGGAACATATTGTTATTAAATCTATTTACTGCCATTATAAATTCCTAATAGGTAAAAAAGCTTCGTTCGTTAATGGGTTTAAATTTGGAACTTTTGAAACCTCATCATCTGACTTAACTCGTTTTTCTTCTGTATCATAGTATTCTAAAGTATTTGCAATATCACTTAAATAAATACTCTCATAACTATTTAATGTTCTAACAAAATTATTTAAAGTTTTTCTTCCCGTCAAGAACTCTACGTATGAAGTAAATAATTTTTCATCAGACATAACTTTACCCATAAATCTTAAATTTCTTTCACCAATTAAATTATCTAATGCTGTCATTCGTCTACCAAACTGTGTTAACGGTGGGATAAAAAATCTTCTTGCGTATTCAGTTCCTGAATCTATAACCCCTTCTTTAACCGCAGCTCTTGCAGCAGAATCTGAACCAAGTTGTCCGTACTCTCGCATAGCCATGTCACGTATTACTTCTAAATTTTTAAAAAATGAATCTGTTTCATCTCCTAATAATCTTCGATAAACACCTTTAAAACTTAAATCATCTCCTACCATACCCGCAGGAGCAAAACCTTCATTGAACAACCTATTTAATTTATTTGGATCAAACAAACCATCCGTTTGCATTCTAGTAGCGAGATATTTTTTAGCTCCATCTTTAATCTGTGATTCTAAAATCTCTCTTTCTGCAGGGGTTGCCATTGATAATAAATCATCTAAAAAATCTAAATCATCAATTAACTCACCAGACATTTTTGCTGTAGGGCTTGAGTCTAAAATTCTACTTACAATATTAAATGGGTTCGCGTCACCATATTTTTGTTCTAGTAAATTATATTTTCTATTTAGTTTTTCTATCGGTTCAATAATATTTTCGTTAAAAGCTTTACCTGTTTTAGGAAAGCCTTTTTCAAAAAGTTCTTTACCAAACACCGCTTCCAATGTTGCTTGATTTTGTTCAATAAATTCTTTATAGTTTTTAGCTAATACATTCGGTTGCCCACTTGATGGATCTAAAAAATTCTTGCGGATATGATTAATTAAACCATTTTGTATTCCTCTTATTTCTGGAACACTTCCTGTTTCTTTTAAAAAGTTCATAAAATCATTAGCTTTTGTATTAACTAATGGTTTGTTTTTACTGCCTGTGCTTAATAAATAATTAATAACTCCTTCAGGCTCTTGTTTAGCCATGTCTTTTATAACTTGTTTATTAGCAGTGTCGTATACCATACGCTGTGCATCAAATAAATCGACTAAATCTTGTGCTTCTTTTTTAGGTAAGTTAGAACGGATTGTTTTATACATTTGATTTTCTATAGAATCTTGTAAATCTTTAGTTAAATTAAATGCTTTTAAATCTCCTGGACTTTTACTAGGATCAATACCTGACCGTATACTATTAATATCGATTCTTAATTGATTAATCTCTGGTAAAGTTAAATCACCTTCACTATATTTTGTAAGTCTTTCTAATCCTTCATCACTAAAAGTTTCTTTAAATAATTTTCTTATTTGTCCTTTTCCAGGACTAGCTAAACTGCCTGTTTTACCTTCAGCTACTGTTTTAAAATTCAATATTTGTTTTCTAATAGGTCTTGAAGTAAACGTAAGATCGGCTATCCCTGAGTTAATTAAAGCATCATCAACCACGGTGTTTATATCGTCTTTATAAGTTCTACTTATTTCGTTTATACGATTTGTTAATCTGGGATAAAGATCAGTAGCCGCTTTTTCATCTAATACTTTTTGAAAAATAGGTGTATCTTTTCCTGCTGTTTTAATATTATCAACTTGTAAAATAAGGTTTTGTATACTTTGTTCTGAATTATTGATAAATTCTTTTTTCTTTCTACCCATTAAATTCAATAACTCTCTACTAATTGTTTGACCTGTAACGTTAGGGTCTAAGTTATCAAAAAGATTACTAAATAATTTTTGTATAACTTCTTCGTTACCTTTCATAGCTTCATCGTAAAACTTTTTATACGCAGGGTTGTTTGTACCTTGAATTAACATAGCTTCTATATCAGCAATAACATCTTCTTTAGAAGCTCTAGCTAATGTAGGATTATAAGATAAATTTTCTCCTATATCTTTACTTAATTGTGCAACTGCTTCATCTATATCAAGTAACGTAATATCCTCATCGCGACCAGAAACTGTTGCTGTTTTTTCACCGCGTTTACTTGCTCGTTTACGTTCTATTGCTTCTTTAATTGAAGCTACTTGTTCTGCTCCTAAATCTTTACCCATAATAGCCCGATATAGTTTCGGCAATCCATTCATAAATGCATCGATTGTTTGATTACCACCGTAAGCTAATAAAAATGTCCAACCTGTTTCGTCTAACATATCTTCGATTGAACGATTATGAGCTCCGTTAGCAGCTCCAATTAAACGTTGTGTAAATCTTGCTCCTGCTGCTCCTCCTGCTAAAAAGACATTACTAGAAACACTATCAAAAAATTTTCTAGCTATAGGATTATCTTTTAAAAACTTAATATCACTTTTACGTAAAAAAGCATCAAAATGTTTTAGACCTTTTAAACCAAAAGCTACTTCAGTACCTATGGTAGGAACTTCTTGTTGAGCAAATTCTAAAACGTCTAACGGTCTTACAGTCGGTGAATCAAATATTTGATCTTCTTTACCTTCTTCTCTATAAATTGAACCTTTAGAAGGATCAGAAGGATCAGCTGGAATAAATTTTCCAGGAAGACTTTCAGCAAATCTTCCTCCGTCCATATTTTCTTTAGCATAATTTAAATCAGAAAATATAACGTTTGGTGGTGCTCCTCTTGCTAATTGGTTTCTAAAGTTTCTAATTCCAGGAAAATCTAATTCATTAAAAGGATCCCATCCTAGATCAGCCAGTTCTTTAGCTTTATCATAACCAAAAGGTTTAAAAGGTGGTCGTGGTTCTTGTACGCTTTCAGGATAATTACCTCTCACGTACATCATTTGTCTTCGTTCGCGTAATTTATCTATATTTTGATTATAATCTTCTAGTTGTCTAGCATATCCAGAAAAATAATCATTGTCTTCATATTCAAAAGGAGCTCGATTATAAGTTTGTAATTTAGGTTTTACAAACTCATCGAAATCAGTAATTTGTTTATTAATAACATCAGCCCCTTCAGCCTCAATAAAACGATCACGTATATACGGAATACCTTTTATTGCAGCTACTTTTAATTCATCAGGACTAAGAATATCCCCATAGGTTCTATTAGGATTAGCGTCTAACGGAGTTTGACTTACTGAATCTACTCCTCTAGCTAAAAGTTCATCTAAGGTTGGTTCTACTGTTGCCATTAGATAATTGGATTAACGATACTTAAATTAATATTTTCGAAAGTTTTATCTTTTCTTCTTTGTTCGTCTATTTGTTCTTTTTTAGATTTACGTCTTTCGTAACCTTTAAATTTTTCAATAGATTCTATACCTTGGTTTCTTGTATAAAAATCTCGATAAGTAAAATTTTTAGGATTGTTATATATTCTTTGTCCATCAGCATTTAATTCAGGAATGTACCAACGGTTTATAAATCTTTGAAATTGTGCTTCTTGTAAATACTCAGGAACTTCACTTTCAATTAAACGACCATAACTTGTTTCAGCTTGTTCGTCAGCTCTTTGAATCAACTGATCTCCGAAAGCTAATAAATTATCTCTTAATATTTGCGGGTCTTGAGTTGCACCATAACCCACCATTTGTAAATGGAAAGCTAAATCTTTATCTGATAAAGTTCGTCCTGTCTGTCCGTTTGCTGCTGCCGCTTGATAAGCTAAAGATAATAAATTAGCTTGTGCTCTTACATTTTGATAACCAATTTCTTGAAAAAGATTTCTTATACCTAAAGTTTCTAAATAATCAGCATTAGCGTTTTCAAACTGTTTCATAGCCGCGGCTATTTTTTCATCGTCACCTGTTTTTAAAGCATTGTACAATCTTTTAGCGTTATCACCTGTACCTTCTCTAGTATCAGCTCCACCTATACCTGCATCAACATCAGCAGAGTCTGCAAAATAATTATTCGAATTTCCTCCTCCCAACATTGATGCTGCTTGATCAAAATTAGCAAGACCACTATTAGCTATATTAGTTAAGGATGATAAAAAAGAAACAGGGTTATATGCAGGATCATCAATAGCAACATCAAGAGCATCAACTGTTTCATTAAGAGCTACAGTTACTCCTATAAGAGACGATTGTTGGGCTTGTAACGTTCCGTCTAAAGCAGCGTATTCATCATAAGCTTTACTTTTAGCTTTATCTCTAAACGGATTAGAGTCACCTCCTTCTAAAAATGATTTAGCTTGAACTAAATTTTTACCTGAATCAGCAACATCTTCAAACTGACGAGTTTCCTCATTAAAATATTGAAAACTACCTTGAGGATCAAATTGACCCATATAATACATATCAGCAGCGTTACCTACAGCAGCAGCATCTTTATCCATTAATAATACACTTTGATTTCTAGGAGTCATTTGCGTGGATATATACGATGACCGTGCAGCATCAGTTCTAGCATCGGATGCACTTTTAGCTTTTCTTAAATTAAGATAAGTATTCGCGTAATCTTTCGATCCTCTGCCAGAAAGCCCTGCGGCTACGATATTAGCTATTTCATCCATCCCGAACGTATTAGGTTCTGCTCGTGGTCCGTAAAGGTTATAAGCGTCTAATTGTGTTTGTTCTAACTTACTTGGGTCTTGTGGATCAGCTCCAATACTTTGTAAATATTGTTCGTTGGTTAATCTTTCAGGTTCTTTTTTAAACGCACTAAATATTCCTTCCATTAATAAAGGTGCTAACGGAGCAAACTTTTCTACATTAGTTGGTTCTAACGGTCGTCTTTGCGGAGCAGGTCTACGTGAAGTAGGAAACCTAACTTGTGCAGGATTCATTTTAATAGTCGTTATTCCCCCACCACCGCCTTGTTGTGGATTAAGAGATGCGGGACCTATAAATGGTAAAGCCATTATGTGTAACTAAAGTAGTTACCTAACCCACCGAAAAATGGATTAGTTTGGTTATAAACTGACCCCGCTGTAGACGGAGCATACATTGCGTTAGTAGTTGGGTTAGCCCCTGCATAACCGTAACCACCTGCCAACGGTCCAAGAGCCGCGGTAATCGAACCAACGTTTTGTAATGTTTGCATCGGTAAGTTGTATTGACCTGTAAAGTTTTGATAACCGAGATCCATAAGAGATTGTTGTCTACCTCTACCTAACCCACCTAATGCTAATTGTTGGTTAATATCGTTTTGTTGTAATGTTTGTAATGCGGGAGCCATACTACCGTATTGTTGACCTAATTGACCAAAACCTTGAGTAAACTGAGAACCTAGCCCTGCTAACCCTTGACCACCTTGTAATCCCATACCGAACATTCCTTGACCTAATTGTCCTTGTAATCCTGCGAATTGGGCTTGTCTACCTTGTTGGGCTTCAAATGCTTGTTGTGCTCTATTTGCTGCGTCTTGATAACCACCTGAACGTATACCTGCAATCGCTTCTGCTACTCCGCGTTCTTGTTGCCTAGCTAATTCACCTTGAGCTAATCTACCACGTGACCCACCGAAAGCTCCAGAAGATACAGCTCTATCTCTAAGAGCCATATCTTGTTGTGCTCCTTGTCGGTCTAAATCTGTAAGTGTTTGTTGAACAACTGCGTCTTCAAAAGGATTATAAAAACTACCTATACCACGTGGGTCAAAAGCTCGTGTAGCTCCTTGACCTGTAATATTAGCTTGAGAAGTTAAATTTCTACCGCTTCTTAAACCTTGAGATATTTCGTCAGCACCACGTACTGTTCCTGCTCTAGAAACATCTGCGGCTTCGCTTAATAATCCCGCTTGTTCGCCTAAATAAGGTCTATAACTACCGATAGCAGCATCTTGTAAATCCATTGCATATCTTTCTCTAGGATCAAATTGAGCTACTCGTGGACCTGTATAAGTAAATGGACTACTATCAGGTCTACCCATATTCTCAAACTGGTCAGTTAAAAACTGTTTTGCGTAAGGGAAAATACCTGTTTGTAAAAAATCGCCTATATAACCCGCGGGGGCTTGACTTGAATATTCTTGTTCTTCTCTAGTTGCCATAAATTATCCGTATCTTTTATTTCCCATTTTATTAAACGCGTCTAAACGAGCTAAACCTTTAGCATGACTACCACCACCTGCAGCATCAACTGCAGCTTTAGAAAGCATATATTCACCGTTACTTGCCATTACAGGTATAAGGTCATCTTTAGGACCTCCTGGACCTCTCATCTGTCCTCCGTGAGGCATGAACATCGGTCTTTGTAAGGCTTTACCTTGGTTAGCAAACGTAACTTTAGAACCGCCAATCGGTTGTATATTCATTTGTGCTGATCTTCTACGTGCTGAATTTCCTGGAAGTGTTTGTGTTCTAACCATACTGCCTTTACGTTCAGGTTGATCAGCTATAAGAGTATTAATAACTTTAGTTAATGAACCTACTCCCGTTTGAAATAATTCAGGGTCTGTTGCGGCTATATTAAGAACTTTTTGTATTCCTGTTTGTTCTTGCCCTACTTCTGGATCAGACATATCACCTATAGAAGGTTTTAATTCATTTTGATCCATACTTATTTCTAAAGCATCTGGAGATGATGGATCCATAGGTTCTATTTCATCAAAATTTATACCTTCAGGACTTGTTAAGTCATCCATAGATAAACCTAAGATATCTAAAATACCACCACTTTGTTTATAAAGCGGTCCACCGTATGCAAAACTAGCTAACCCTTCTAGATCAACTCCTGCTTCTTGTAACATAGCGATTAATTGTTCTTCTTCAGTTAAGTTTTGTGGTTCTGCTATATTTTCAGTTTCGAAATCACCAAAATCTTGTACATCAGTGCCTTCAACAGGCGTAACTTGAATATCTCCTCCAGGTTGTAATGCAGGTGCTGTACCGCTACCAATAGCGGCTTTAGGATCGTTACGTGTATTACTAGCATATTTAGCTGTTGCTACAGCAGTTAGAGCAGGGATAATAATATTCCACATCAGAATCTACTCCTAGCTTTTGTTTTCTTGCCTTTAGACGAATAAATTACGAAGTCAGAACGACGACCTTTATTCTTTTTGTATGTCTTTTTATCAACTCCAACCATTGTTTCCTCAGCGTATATAAACGTTTTGCGAGTTATAGCTCACCCCGTAAACTGCAGCACAATGGCTGAACTTTGATTATATATCAAAGAAAGGGTTAATGTAAAACCCTTTTATAGTCATCTTCGTTGTGATCAGTGATGATTACATCAAGCATACCGACTACATTTACCCCATATGTTTCTGCAGTTACTTCTGCGGCTTCAAATGATTCTGCTACAATATTAGGACCTTCGTAAAAAAGCCCATCGTGTTTAAATTCTGTAATAAAAACTTTCATTATCCGTTTAATGGATTATCGTCTTTTTTATCTAATTTAGTTTCTACTTTACGTAAGTTATCATCTAAGCTTTCTAAATCAGCTTTAATCGTAGCAATATCTGTTTTTATCTCAGTAACGTCTGGAACAGCTATACCGTCGATACTTTTTTCTAAAAACTGTACAGATGTTTCTATTGAAGCGAAACGTTCTTCTATAACTTTCATTTCATCTTCAGCTTCACCTATACCACCAATCTTAGCTTCTAGATTAGCAATACGATTAACATAAGTAGCACCTGTGTAGCCGAACCCTGCAAGAGTTGAAACAATACCTACAAGAGCTATTATTTGTGTTGTTTTATTTTGAAACCAATCCATAGTACTTCTCCTATAAAGGTGGTTGTGAATTTATTATATCGTTCATTTTGCTTATATTACTACCTGCTAGTCCATAAAAAGCGTTTATATTATCAGGCATCGTCTCAGTATAGATGGTTCTAGACGTATACCATTGATCTTGATCTACCATTAAAACTTTCTCGTAAGTATTAAATCCAGGAACAAAACCCATATATGCAATAATCGTATCTTCTGAACCATATTCACCTGTTTCTTCTTGTTGAGCTTCTACTTCTTCTTGTGCTGTTTGTAAATTTTGTGCTATTACATCTTCTACTGTAGTATCTGTGTCAGAAGATGTACTCATAGAACTAATCGAAGTATCTATCTGATCTTGAACTGTATTAGTATTTACGTTAGCAACAACAACCGAAGTATTAACATCGGTTGTATTTATAGAATCACTAGTAGAAGAACTAGAAACAGACATAGAACTCATATCTAATACTTGATTTGTTTGTACGGTAGCTGAAGCAAACTGATCTGACATACTCGGAGAACTACTCGTACTTATCCCTGCGTTACCTGACGAAGCTCCTGTAGAACTGTTGCCTACAGCGTTACCAGAAGCCGCAGTATTGCCTGTAGAATGTACACTGTTACCTGCGTTTGTACCACTAACACTTTGTGTAGCTGTAGCTATCGTAGAAGAAACAACTCGTAAGGCTATTTCTCTACTAATAGAGCTTTCACCTTTAGTGTTTTCTCGTTCAGCTATTTCAAACTCTTCTTGGAAAACTTCTTCAAACTCCTCTACGACTTCTTCTCTTTCGATTCTTTCTTCTTCTATCTCAGCTTCTGCTATACGTTCTTCGATTGCTTCGAATACTTCTTCTACGACTTCTTCTTCGAAGATCTCTTCAATAAATTCTTCTTCTGGTTCATCAAGATTAGCAAGTTCTTCTTCAATTCGTTCTTCAAAATGTTCATTAGTTTCTTCTTCAAACCACTCCTCCAGTTCTTCTACGCTATTAAATTCAATAAATGTTTCAGGTTCGCTATAATCTTCTACTAAAAAAGTTTCTTGAAATATAAACTCATCTAACAACACTTCTTCTTGTTGAAAAGGTTCATTATAAGGTGAAGTAAAATCATCTATAAACGGTAAAGGATCAGGTTCAAAAAATATTATTAATTCTTCAGGTTCAGAACCATTGAAATATTCTTCAAGGTTATCACCTCCAAATTCTTCATAAGACGGAAACATTTCATCCTCATATACTTCAACAACGGTAAACTGTTCTTCAAAACCATAATCATCATGGTAATCATCTTCGAATACACCCGTAGCAAATTGTTCTTGTTCGTCCACATAGCCATAATCTACGTTAGTATCATCAAAGAAAGCTACTGATTCTTCTTGTTGATAACCTTGACAAAACGGAGCATATTGAGGATCATCTGCACATTGTTGATCGTCATAAGCATCCCAATAGTAAGGACAAGATTCAGAATAAAGTTGATCTATATTACATTGTTGAGTTTGATAAGCATCAGCATAACCTGAACAACTTGTATCGTTTAACGGATCACTACAATCAATACTGTTGCCACTACCTGAACCATATAAAGACCCGCCATTTTCTAGATTAGTATTTTTATCAGAGCTATTCCAATCGTAGTTATAACAACTAGAACTGTTAGTTGATCCTGTATTACATTCATCGTGGTAGTAATAAGTGTAAGAGTTATCTTTATTAGCTCCTACTTCACCTATTAAAACATCATGATTAATAATATCTAGTTCTCTGTATCGTAAATCGAAAGAATTATTATTCCAAAGTATAATTTCAAAACTATTATCAGATGCTCTATTGTATTCTCGAAGGTTATACCAACCAAAAATCATCTTACTAGAATCACCCCAAGACTTCATACGAGAATCGTTATCTCTTATGAGATCAGTCCAGAAAGGGTATATGGTATAAGTGTGCTGTCCGTTAATAGGGTCAGGAGTATAGTCATTACAATAGCTCCCACTATTACCAAAATGGAGACATCCATTCGTTGCCATTCTTGCTTGGCTAAACGTAGAGCCATAAAAAGTAAAATTAAAAGAAAGGTCAATCGCAGGACTAATTCCATCATCAGATACCTCGTATGCTAACTCACCGTTGAAGTTATTAGCATTAGCATTAAGATCATAAAGGTCTTGATTAGCTTCGTATGTATACTGTCCTAATACATTAAAACTAACTAAACACCCTAATGCGTAGAATAAAACTCTTTTTTGCATTGTTTAGCTGTTTTAGTTTTCCGTGTATAAGTTTTTTTAACTAAACCTACAACATCTTTATTAATCTTGTCTCTGTTGGGGTTAGCTTCATGTGTACATTGAGCAATATAATCTTCTAAAGCGTCATCTTTATCAGGTCTTTTTTGCGGGTTTTCTTCCCAAGCCACCGTAGCTTCTTTACCAATTTTACCGTTATACGGACAAGGTGTACCCGCCATTGACATAGCCTTAAATACTCTTTTGTCTTGACAAAGCAATGCAACTGAGGCTACTTTCATTCCCATATCGTATAGATACTTAGATAGTTTTAACCTTTCACAGTTTTCATCAACAATAGTTTTACCACCAGATAAACCAAACACCTGTCCTTGAAAAGCTCCTGAGACACCTGTTGTACAGAGGTCTTGTGAGTAAGACATGATACTAGGAGCTATCGCAGACGCAGGAGGTGCTTCACTTTTTACGTTTTGATTAATCGTTTGAGTGCTGTTTGATTCATTTATGTTTCTATTGGTGTTATCAGATCTTGAATTATTTTCGTTTACGTTTCGATTATCTGTTGTAACGTTTGAATCTGAAGTTGATTGATTTACGTTAGTGTTGGTATTAGTGTTGTTCGATGTTGAAGTCGAATTATTTGTGTTATTAACGTTTTGATTAACAGTCGAATTTACTGTTGAATTAGAAGTCGAAGTATTAACGTTATTGTTTGTATTGGTGTTGTTCGAAGTCGAAGTTGCTGTCGATGTGTTGATATTATTGTTCGTGTTGGTGTTGACATTAGTGTTTGAATTCGTATTCGTTGCTGTGCTCGTCGTTGTATTAGTATTAACGTTGGTGTTGTTGTTCGTGTTGGTGTTGGTGTTAGTATTTGTATTGGTGTTTGTATTAGTGTTGGTCGTCGTCGTTGTATTAGTAGTATCTAAACTATTATTTTCACAATACTGAGAACCATTTACACAAGCTGTTCCTGATTGTTGACTAGATTGTGCATTTATATTAACAGATAAACCAATAACTATCGTTATTAGAAAGAAAACTGCCGCCCACGAAAAAACCTTATCGTGTTGTTCTTCTTCTTTTTTATTCAAGAATCTTCACCTTTAAATTGTTTACTACTACCTGTTGTGCCCGCATATAAACCAAACCAAGCCGCACCAGCACCAACAACAATCGATATAAGACCTGATTGTTCAAAACTAGGTTCAGGAAGTTCCATAAACCAAATAGTGCATTTATACAATAAAACAATATAAACAGTTAAAAAAGCTCTAGGGAAAATACGCCAAGAATCTACCGCTTTAGCTAAATGAATCCACTTTTGATGTGGGTTTATTTTATCATCAGCTTCTAAATCTCTTATTTTATCTTTAAGATCAGATATTTCTTGTATCATCGCCATAAATTTGTTGAGATCCATCTCAACTTCATTACGATCCATATCCCCGCCAAACCTACCGTCGTTTTGCATATTATTTCTCCACATCCACTGGAACAAACTCACCTAGTTCTATTAACTTACGTCTGTTTTCCATATGTTCTGCTTCTACATCTTGTTTACTCTGCCCATGATATCTAACTGCAAGAGATTTTAATATCATTTTTTCGTTGATGTCAACTCCATCTACGATAACAGCTCCTAGAACACGTCCATATTTACCTTTAGAATCTTTTAGTTTAGATTGTAAAATAATTACTTTACCGTTCTTAATAGAATCTTCTAAGAACTTAGCCGCAAGTTTACCTCTGGCTTTTTCGTCTTTATTTCGGGTTCTTGATTCAGGTGTATCAATCCCATAAAGGCGTACACGACACTTGTGAAGAATAGAAAAGCCAAGATCAAGGATGACATCAATAGTGTCGCCATCAACCACCCTAGTAACCGTACAGTTATACTCATACATTTAACATTTCCATCTTCTTCTAGCCGCTTTACCTCGTTCACCTTTCCAACCTTTTGATCTAGCACAGAATGATTTACGTCTTTTTGCTGCTTTACTGCCTCGTTTAACTTTACCTGTAACCGCTGTTTTTAATTTTGATCCAGGATTTTTACGTCTGTAAGCCGCTACGCCTTTTTTAGTCATACCTGCACCAGACTTAGTAGATCGAAAATTAGCTCCCTTACCCTTCGTAGTACGTCGTATAGACTTTTCTTTGCGTTTCTTAGGCTTAGCCATTACTTTTTCTTTTTAGGCTTCTTAGCGGTCTTAGCGGAACGTTTAAAGGCTGCTGCAGTCGGAGCACCTTTAGCTCCTTTCTTTCGCATTTTTCTGCCTTCTTTACGTTTTTTGTTTATATTGTAATATAAACCTTTTTTAGCTGTTCGACCGTCTTTGGTTTTATGAGTCTTTTTACTTTTTGGCATTACTTTTTCCCTTTTTTCTTTTTCATTTTCTTAGCATAAGCTTTTGCTGCTGCTTTCCCTTTAGGGGTATATGAAAATTTTTTCTTTCCTACTTTTGGCATTATAATCCTCCTTTTAATACTCTATCTCTTAACCTAGTCGCACGAGGTCCTACTTGTGTAGCCCAACGACTATCCATCATCTCAACTGCGGCAGTATTCCAATCTTGTTTTTCTATTGCAGTTAAAAACTTTTGAAACTTTAACAACCTTGTAATACCTAAATTAAAACACATATTAGCTAATACACGTTTTATATCTTCAGGTTGATCAGACGCCCAAGGCATATTTCTTTCTAAATCAGCAAATACAGACTCTATATCTTTTTCAAAACATTCGATAACTCGTTCCTTTGATACTGGGGTTCCAACTGGTTCTCCGTGTTCGAGATCGCTTTCAAGTACAAGGTGACCAATACCAAAAGTAGGATAACCCAAATGATCATTATAGATCTCATATATACAGCCTTCATCAAACTCTAACTCTTCTCTTAATTTATTAATATTCATATTTAATTTATCCCCAGTTCTATTGAAGTATTTCCACCAGTAGCTACAGTTATATTGCCTATCTGTGCTACGGCTTGAACACCTTTTTCGTTGCCAGAATATAAATCTATCCATGTTTCACCATTCCACAGCTGTAATTGGTTAGTAGAAAGATTCCATATAATATCGCCATTGTTAAATTTATTTTCATTACGTTGTGTTTCGTTTACCGATAGTGTTGCATCTATATCAACCCTATTTAAACTTAACTCTAAAACTCTTACTAAACGATTAAATGTTTCAGAAGATATCTCTCCAATCGAAACAGGTAATTTAGTTTGTAACAGTTTAGACATTACCTTCTGCCATCAGGTCTAAAGTTTAATCGCATAGCTCCAACTCTAAAACCAACACCTTCAGTGCTTCCTGTTGCTCCGTCGTCATCTGATTCTATGCGTAAAACTGCTTGTCTGCCTCTAACTCTTGTATCTATTTTAGTAGTTGCTGAATCACAAATACTTGTTACTGCTGTTGTTAAACTTTCTCCTGGAAAATTCCTACGTTTTAAAACAACATTAACACTTTGTCCGCCACTTCCTGTTGATCCTGTTCCTGTAAATTTAATATCAGGAATAATTCTACTAATGAATTGAAAATCTTCTCCTCCTGGATCAATATCAAAATCACTTGACTCTATAAAAACATTAGTCATAGGATTACCGTCATTGTCATTACCTATTTCATGATTATATAAATAACCTACATCCGACGATGAAGATGTTGCTTTCGGATTATCAAAAATACCTTCGTCTATCCAAGCAGTTCTTGATAAAGTTCCTATAGTCCAAACGTTTTCTTCATAATTAAATACCACATATTTATCAATAACTGTTGCGTCAGCACTACAATAAAACCAACCGACTTCATCGAAAGCTTTATTCACAAAACCAAAAATTTGATAAGCTTGAACTTCATTTATATCACTAAAAACATAGTCTTGTACGGTACAGGGTATTTCTTGAACAGCTCCGTTATATCCATAAAAACCTTTTTTATCCATCCAAAAAACACCTTTAGGACTATTTACCATTGCATTAGGACTAACTAAACCTACTCCCTCATTAACTAAATTTAACCCGAATGTAAAAGGCTGTCCTATAAAAGACATTGAATATAAAGAAGTATCTGTCCAAACTAATATTTCTTGTTTAGCTCTAGTTGCCCCCACAATAGAAGAACCTGCAGATAATCTAAAAGAACCTGCAGTATTAGTAGCTAAAGGATTCCAAACAGCAGCGTTTTCTTGATCACTCCACGCAATAAACATAGGATCAATAGACCCTGTTCTAGCAGTTCCTCCTGTGTTTAAAGGATCAGCACCAAAACAAATAACATGTCGATCAATATCAGAAACCATAACTTGTAATGCTTTTGTAGGAGCAAGATCAGCTCCTGATAAATCTGAAAGAGCTACTGCTCGAGTAGTCAAACCATTTGATTGATCCCAATAAAATACTCCACCAAACCTAGGATTAAGTATTAAATCTTCACCAAAATTATCGTGTGACCATAATCTCAACTGGTTAGCAAAACTAAGAGCGGTAGTAGAACCGAAAGTTCCTGTTCCCCATGTTCCCGCTCCCCAACCAGAAGAAGGCACATAAACATCTAAACCTACATTTAATTGATAAGCAGCATCTGTAGCACTACCACCATTACCTGAATCACTAGAGTTTGCTGTTGCAGAAGCGGTAAACGTATAAGTGTTTACATCAGGAACAGAAGTTATTTGATGTTCTTGGTTTAAAACGGAAGCAGTAATATTACCACCTAAAGAAACCGCATTAGAAATAGTTACAAAATCATTAACCACAGCTCCATGAGCTGTATCTGTTGCTGTTATAACAGCACTACCATTAGTAGCTGAAAACGTTGTAACGTTTTCATCGGTGGAACGTATAGGAGTTATATCGTAATAAGAAGTACCTGCTAAAATATAATACTTCCATGTGGTTCCTACGCCTAAATACTTAGTACCATCTAAACCAACCCATGCATGTAATCCTCGAGCAGTTGATTGAAAAGAATCTAAACTAGATTTAGCCCATCCACCTATTTTTTCAGGAAGACCTTTTCTAAAACGAACTAAATTAGAATCAAACCACCCACCTTCGTTTGAATAAGCTGTTCCTTCTTTGTTGATTCCAGGTTTAAAAAGGAACTTTTGTAAAGGCATCTAACTCTCCTACAATAGTTTATCTACACCTAAAGAAGCAGCAATTAAACCATACAAACCCCATAGAATCAGTTCTAGTCTTTTAAACTTAGCAGAACCTTCGTCAAGACGTTTTTCTATGTATTCGTAACGAATAGCACATTCTCTTTCATGTGCTTCTAATTTAATTAATGCTTCTTTTGTAGTGGTCATGAGTTATTTGTCTTTTGCTTTACCAACGTTGATTGCACACCAATCAATCAATTTGTATATTTTACCCAACATTTGATCGTCTTTTGGTGTTGGTGTTAAAGCACAAACTAAAGACGCTCCCGAAATAACCCAAGGTGCTAACTGAATTATTTTTAATAACATATCTAACATATTTTTCTCCCTTTAAAGCGGATGATTATCATCACCCATTAATAAAACAGCTGTTCCTGCAACACAAAAAATTGCAACACTTAAATGTAAGATTGTATAAATCATGATGTTGGTGCATCAGGAAACTTACCTAATGGTCGAACTGGTGGTGTAGCATCGTTATAAACATATAGTGCTGCTAAAGCATCTACAGTTGATACTGCGTTAATTTTTGTTTTCATGCTTTGTGCTGCTGTTCTAACTTCTGTTCTATAAGTAGTCCAATCACTTGCTACTGTGCCACTTGTTTCAGTAGCCTTAACTACCATCCAATCATTAGGTTGTAACAACCCATACGCCTCATTATCTATTTTTTGTGAATGTTTATATTTTAAACCTCTAGTAACCTTGCCAGTATCGGGATCAGTCGTATCGTCTAAAGATTTAGCTGTAGCTGTACCATAGGATGCTGTTACTTTTCCACTAGCAAATGTAAAAGTTTGATTGGTATTAATATAATACCCATCATCTTTAAAGTTGGTGTTATCTTCTATAACTTCATAAATTCCTAGTGCCTCTAACTCAGAGCTTGACCACATAGTAAATATATTACTAGGATAATTTACATCACCTATTGTTAATTTTTTAGGTCGTACATAAAGTTTTGTTACATTTCCCGATTCTACTAATGCCCACATAATTTACCTCGCTGTTGTTGGGATTGATCCGCTATCATCTGATGTTACGAATGGATTTTCTGCAAATGCCATGTATATGTATGTGTGACTGCTTTGATTTACCCATCCAAAACTTGTACGCAGTTTAAAGCCATTGCTTAATATGTCTATATTTGCATTTGCATTATCATATTCTGCTGCATCTGAATTTGGGCGTAAGGCTTGGTCCGTCACATTAAATCCAGGTCTTTCGTTATCGTACATCATCCAATTATCGCCACTGTCACTTGATTTTTTTAATAATATAAAAGCAGGTTTGAAACCTGTTGCTATCATTCGACCATCTGCATCTCCTGTTCCAGTGTAACTGCCGAACTGACTATAACCCTGTTTTCCAACAAAAGCATAAGCTACATAAGTGTCTCCATTTTGTGCTGTTGTAGAGCTTTTAACTCTAATGGTAGTGCTAGTTACAGCATTAATACCTGTGTATGTTGCTATACCAGCAGTTGTATTAAGAAACATCATCCTGTTGTCAATAATGTTGCTAGCCGCCATATGATGATGCCAAAAGAACCAATCTTTAAATTCTGAGTTACCACTTCTTTGTTTTACAATCCAAACCTCGGGAGTAACTCCCAGTCCATGTCCTATGGTATGAACATCACCAGTTGTTCCCGAGTAAGTCATAATACTAAACCCTGCTGTGGTGTTGGCTTGTACAGTTGAAGTTATATCTCCATCAGTATTGCTTGAGGTCGTACCACCATTAGCTTTCCAGTTCCAACAAACTATTGAATTTTCATTTATAGCTGCTGCTGAAGAAACTCTAAAACCATCGGAGTCAAATCTTGTTAAGCCATTAGTAATACTTCCTTCATCATTTGTAAGGTCAGAAGATAAAGGCTTGTTGACACCTCTGCTACTATCATATAGTGAATGACTATATCCTACAGTTCTATTTTTAAACCAAACAAAGTCAGGTTGCATATCTGAATTACCATCAAGAGTAACATCATGTATGCCACTTGTACCTGTATAGGTTTTAGTCTGAAAATATACAGATGGGTCGTCTATTGTTGTATAAGCTCCCATTATCCCGAACCTCCAAATTCTGCAATATTTTTTGAGCAAAGAGAGTAAAAACCCGATGGTACTGCATAAGCAAAATTACCATATCCATTAGCATCTGAATATCCACCATCTTCTCCGTAAGATGTAAACCCACCAAAGTTTACTTCTAGGGTAACTTCGGTGTTGCTATGGTATGCACCTAGTAAGGGCGTTACTAGTGTAAAACCTGCTGTTAATAAACTGCCACCTGTTATCGTGCCACCATTAAAATTAGGAGTTCCACTGTTAGTACCACCGCCATCGCCAACCAAAGCATAGTTTCCATTTGTGGGGTCGGTTGTAGCTACACTACCACTTGTGGTTGTACCGCCTGGTGCTATCCAAAAAGAACCATTAGCTACTCCCGAGTATCTTGAATTACCCATCCAATATGCTCCATTATCCATATCTAAAGCAAAAGCTAAAATATCCCCTTCGTAGAAAGTATAGTCAACGCTACTTGTTGGTCCATTATTGGATATTGTTCCATTACTATTCATAAACCAATTATTGGGTGCACCACTCATAGCTAAAATGTCTGGGTTGGTAGCAGCTAATGAAGGGTCCTCATATCCACGCTCATTAGCATCAACAGTTGGTTTATACGCATCTATAATTCCAAAACTACAGCTACTATATGTACCAAAATCTGTAACCTTAATTTCCCAATACCATTTACCTGCTCCAACATAATGTGTTCCTGAAGCCATTCCATAAGTAGTATCGTTTTTTACATATTTGGTATTGCCTTGTGATGCAGTGTAAGGAACATTGTAACTAAGAGGGTTAAGCGTACAAAAATTATTAGTCGGTGTATCAGTTGCTTGGTCTGCGGATGTGATGTTGACTAAAGAAAAATTATTACTGTTACCACTTGAGTCTGCACCCAATGAACCTGCGGTTTCAAAGTCTAAATAAAATCCATTAGTGCCATAAGAACCTGTATATGCTTTGGGTTTCCATATGCCACTATCTTCATCAAATTCACCAAACTCTGTTGGTGCTAATTGTGAGCCATCTATAAAATTAAACTCTGTTATATATCCACTATAAGCAATTCCACCTATACTAAAAACAGAATCATTACCAATTTCCATTGGGTAGGTTGCTGAGTTATTATTAAATGGAGTATCTATATCTTGAGAAGGATATACATTAGTACCCAAATCACTATCAGCTATTTGCTCTCCATTTACATAAAATTTAACTCTATTAGTGTCTGTAGCTTGTGTAGTATCCATGCCAATTACAATATGATACCAAGCTGAAGTGTCTCTAAACAATCTTTGTGTTGTGAAATTATAAGGGTAACTTCCACCATTGTAATAGTGAAAATTTATTTCATTGCCTGTACCAAATCCAAGAGATGTGTAATTAGCACTATTAACACCTGCCATTAGTAACATTTCGTAAGAGCTAGTTAATTCTGTTCTTTTTGTCCAAAATGAAATGGTGGTTATTTTTCTATTGCCTCCATCCTGTGCTGAACGAGTAAGTGATTCAGTATTATCAGCTTCTAACTTCAAAGAGTTATCAATATCATACCCAGTCGAGACACTTCCTCGATTTGCTGTTCTCTGTAGGGTTTCCATATTAGGTTTGAGCCATATTTTGGCTTCTGCCTATTTCTTGCCAAACTGATCCGTTGTATCTAAATGCAAATATATCTGTTTTATTTGCTGTTGCTGTAACAGTAGGTGCTGTACTGGCTGCAAACTCAAACACAGTATTCCAAGCAACTGTTCTAGCTGTGCCACCTTGAGCAATTTCAATACTAATAATAGCTCCTTCTACTGCATTACTTGGAGCAGATATAGTTGTATTTTCACTTGTAACATAATATGCATTAGCTGCTGCTGTTGCATCCCAAGCTGTTGCGTTTGAGCTTGAAGTAATAGCTACTTGTGAAATGTTTGCTGAAGTAGATGCTGTAATTTGAGTTGTTGGTGATGCTGTTCCGATACCGACTTTATCTGTACCGCCAT